ACACCATTTTATGGCCAAACCTAATTTCAATGAATAAAGTGTGTCTTCCGAACATTCAATTTCGGCCTCAATGAAAACTTCCCCGGTAAATCTATTTTTTATTTCAAATTTCATCTTCATTTTCCTTTGATATAGATTCTCTTAAAAAAATAGCTTCATGTATATGCTCGTCTATGACTACGTGAGTCTCGTATCGTCTATATAGACCTGTTTTGTGGATTGTGCTATCAACAACCTTTGCGGTTGGAAAAGGTGGTTTATCTGTCATTATTTCGCATCCTGACCTTCAACCAAAAAGTCATAATACTCCTTCGATATCAGAACCACGTAGGGGCGTCTATATTTCTCAATAAGGATAGGCTCCTTGATGGCCATATCGATATAGAGGCCAAATTTTAACTTTGCTTCAGATGCGTTAATTGCAAGCATCATTCATGACCTTTCTATTAAGTTTGATGTATAATGATTTATATATAGACCAACTTGATCAACATAGTCAAGATGATTAAGATGTTAAACTCTGTTTTTGGAAATGTTAAATGTTTAAAAAGATTGATTGTTGCTAAATATTTGAATATTAAAATAAATTTGGTTGGAGATGTTAAACTTCAAAAGGGGTCGTGTTAAATGTTGCTCATATGGGATTCCATACCCATGACTTCCGGCTAACTCACACCGATACTCTTCTTTATCCGAGATTTTACGCTAATTAGAATTACGGATGGCGCCTGAGTTAATGAGCAACGATTAAAATATAAACAAGGAGTGCCATTATAGGCAATAAAAATATTCTTATTTCCACTTGAGGCCCAAAACGGAAATAAGGAAAAGCTAACTAACGAAAATGTCGATTTTTGTTAGTTAGCTACAAATAAGTAACATTAATGAAAGTTTACCTACATTAAATGGTACGTTTAGTTCAAATGGACAAAATAAGGGGTCATTTTGAGATTTTTACTCAGTGCATTGAGTAAAATTACTCAGTACACGGAGAAAAAGAAACAAAGTGCCGAGTTTATATACATTCGAAAAAAGATGTATAGAAAGTTCTAAAGAGGGTGGTGGATTTCTCTCAAATATCGGTTCATCCATTCAACCTTATCTTTTCCCCTTAAACCCTTGGAATTAGCCAAACTATCTGCCTTCTGATTCCACCACCGTTCACGATCATCTAGATATCTAGATAGATTAGCGGGCTCATAAACGGGGTTTGTAGCTTCATTGGTATTCATCCAAATATCCTTTTCCACCACGGTTTTCCAATGGAATCAATTCTCTTTTTTATTAAAGTACTATCTTTACGTCTCACATTAATAAAATCACTTTGAAACTCCTCAATATTTTTTTTTATATTTTCTTGAGAAGCTTCAAATTGTTGATCAGAAATAGAAATAGCATCCTCCAAAGGAAGTATAGGAGAATTATTTCTCCGTGTTGCCTCTAAAGATAAAAACGTAAAATCGAGATACTTTCCTAAAGATACCCTCTCTTCTTTTGCTCCATTCTTTATTTTATCGAATGTTTCACCCAAAACCTTACACTGTAACTGTTTGAATCCTTTATTCTTTTTCATTTACTTTTTCCTTTTGATTTTTTAAATAGTCTTCTAGATCTAATTGATTTTTTTCTTCTTGCATCTATCTTCTATAATTTTAGGTAAAACCGTTTGACATCTAAATTCAAAATAATCTCTGAAATATTGAAAATAAAACGCCTCATCTTCATCAGAAATAGTTTCGTCGAACCCACCTGGTAAACCACTTAACATAAGAATACAAATATCGGCATATAATTCAATTATATCATTAGGAATTACCTTGGCTTCTTCAAAACCAGGCACTAATTCCTCAAGAACTAAATTTCCCTTTAAAACTCTCTCTGGCCATTCCATTTTACTCATGCAAATATCGACCCTTCGTTAATGTTCTTAAAAAACGGATTTTTGGCCATACGAGTATATATTTCAGTTGAAGACATGTGTTTGTGACCAAGGTAATCCCTGATTGTCTCCATGGAAACACCCTTTTCACGTAAGAAGACCCCTTTTCCATGTCTAAACCCTCTCACATCAAACCATGTGTCAATATTTAGGTGCTGGTTAATGGATTGTATTAAAAAGTAATAGGCATATCTATTAAATGGTTTCCCTCTCTCAGTGGAAAAAACGGGATCATTTTTATCCTTTCCTTCTCCATAGAATTCTAGCAAGAGTTCTTTTTCTATGGGAAGAAGGTCATGAATAAAATTTACTCCATTTTTCAAACGGTTAGCTTGAATAGTATTTCTGCTAAAATCAATATCTCCCCATTTTAGATTGCATGCTTCACTTGATCTAAACCCATGGTTGTAGGTTAGCATCATCAGTAGCTTATTGCGTAAAGGGTAACGAGTCTTTTCCGCTGCCTTTAGAATAAGTTCTATTTCATCTTCATAGAGACATGGACGTAGTTTTTCTTTTGTTTTTTTTAATTTTTTGTATGCCATGTTATTGTTTTTATTCCTCTTTATGGCTAAATAATTAAATAGAGTATATTTGGGGGATTAATCCCATCCTTCTAAAATTATATAATTAGTTTCTGTTGCGAGATCTAATGTAAGATATTTTTTTTCAAATACCTCAGCGATTGTATATGATATTCCCTTACATTGAAAATGAACATCCACTTCGGGATTACATTTCTGTAAAAGATGAATTAATTCACTTGCTGTCATTTTCTATCTTTCTCTTGTTTTCACCTATCAATATGAGGGGATTGATATGAGTCTACTACTTGCCAATATCTCATTCATAAAATTCTGCTAATTGATTTTTATACCCATAGGGAAGAACATGAACAAAGTGGCACAGTTTCCAATCATTAGTTTTATTTTCCATAATAACTTTTAGCATGTCTTTTATGGTTTCCTCTTCTTTGGAGTATATTGCATTATTTTCTATGTAATCTCTAATGTGTTCCCACTGAAGCAAGATCAGACGCATCAATTCGATAGGTTCGTTATAAGATAGAGATTGAGATTTTACACATTCTTCCCTAAAATCATCAAAAGGTGTATAAATATCAATTTTAATTATTCTCTCAACCTTCATTCCCTATCTTTCCTCAGTTAGGATTATTTCTTGTAATTTTTCTCTCATTTGCACTCTAGATGAATCTGGTAAAAAAATATGATGGTTATGAGTTTCAATATAATGTAGTGTGTCCTCCCCAAAGGAGCCTCTTACTACAAAACTCATTTCAATTCTAACATGTCCCGTTTTGGTTTTTTCTAAAAAGTAAGAAACTTGCTCTTGAGGACATAAACACTTTAAAAAGCTTACCATATCACTTAACGAACAATAAGTAGCATCCCACATAGCCCTTGGTTGATCTTCTTCAAATATCTTCATCATTCCCTATCTTTCATTCATAATGTGTCCACATTCTTACAACCCTAACGATTTTTTCTTCCTTGAATATATTGTAAACCAACCTGTGTTGAATATTAATCCTTCTAGAGTAATAATTCTCACTAGATGTTAGTTTTTCATATGGAGGTGGGTTTCTATAAGGATTGTCCTGTAACAAATTCAATAGATTAAAAACCTTCTTTCTATGGGGAGATTTATCTATCTTAATAGAATCTTTCTCCGCTTGAGATGAAAATATTATTTTCCAGGCCAAAACGCAATACTCTCTACACAGTCTTCATGAGGTTCATTTCCTCCGGCAATAATAGATTCCATCATTCCAGGAATAGAAGCCAAATATAGTGTTTCCTGTATAGATCTCCAATCTTCATCAGACACAATCACTGCACTATATTCTTTTCCCTTAATAAAGATAGGTTCGTGATTTTCAGAAACATTCTTAACGATGTTGTAAATGTCTGCTCTAGCGTTGCTTATATTAACTACGTGCATTTTTATTCTCCTTGTTTAGAGATATATACCGTACTTATTTTAGTACGTCAATCATTTTATATCTTTCTGGAGAGATTTCTATCAATCCTCAATATTATCGAAATCTATTTTATTTAACTCTTCTAATAGAATGTCTCCTTTGGATTCTAACCATCCTGGAACGGAGCCACCGTGTTCCGTAATACCATATTTATCTAACATATAAAAAATGGTATATTTTAAGCCATCATCGTTATAAAAATATGAATCTAAAATAGCCATGTTCTCATCTGAGGCTTTAGAATATTCTTCATAAGATCCATAATCCTCCCTACGTATAGTAATATTCATATGATTAAGCAATTTTTTTAAGAACAAGAGACTATCCTGCGGTCTTCCACACCCACAATGCCCAAGCAGTTTAATTTGGATATAATCTAAAGGATCGTCATATTCTTCCTTTTGCATTATTTAAGGAGCTCCGATTGTTGTTAAAACAATGTGATTCTGAGGATCTGACGGCATCTTCTCTGTGCCAGGATTTTGGTAATAAATTGTCTGAAAAACATATTTAACCACCATTTCATAATTACCATACTTTATATATATCTCCTGATCCTGCGGACACTTCTGTAACACTTCAATCAACTCACTTACTTTCATTTTCAATCCTTAAACAAATCTATAATTTTTTGAAACATCTCACGATGAACTTGATTTCTCGCAAACATTGAGGAAATATCTTCAACAACAGGTTCAACCTTTATAACTCCCTTTAACATGAGGATTGCCTCTATTGTTTTTTTAGAATCCTCATCCTTAACAGATTTTTCAAGGGTAACTATATATCCGTTGTGCCTATCACTCATATTATTTACCCTTAGATTTTTTATCCTGAACAAATAAAAATAAAGCAAATAGCCTTTCCCACTTATCGTCCATAGCTTTCAAATCTTCTCTATGAAATGTCTGCATTTGAAGCATATCTATTTTAATATCTCTGCGTATCATATAATAGCTTCCGGCTATTGTGGCTATGATTGTAAAAAACTGCCAATCCATTTCTTTCTCCTATTTACTCTTAGATTGTTTATCCTGCACAAGAAGCCTCTCAAATAGCCGCTCCCATTTTTCGTCCATTTTAATAAACTTTTCATCCATGATTTTCATATCTTCTCTATGATGAGCATTCATCAATTTCCTATCGTCGCGGATAAATTTATAAATTGCCATAACACCCGCGATCATGGTTATCATAATAGTACTAAATTGTGCTACATCCATTTTTATCTCCTATTTCGTTCAATCATTTCAGGTTTATCTATTTCTCTTATTATATCTTGTTCAGATTTAATGAAATTGAGACTATCTATCAAAAGACATCCAAAAAATATGAGAATAAAAACATATACCAATTACGGCTCCTATTTTTTCTTATTGTCCTTAGCTTCCATTAAATCTTGAAGCTCCTTATAAACGGACTGCATTTTCTCCACACTATTCATATGGTGGTTGTTCTGCAATACGACGTTAATAAACTTGAGCTTCTGCATGATAGATTCATATAACTCTTGTTTGGTCGGCATATTAATCTCTATTTTGTAACGTCCCTATGGATCAACCACCCAATATATCCCCCACAAACAATAATATATATTGCACAATAAAATGAGGTGGCTTCCGCATGAGCGAATTGTTCTGCATTCATAATCATCTCCTATTAATACAAGGGTACCAGCCTTGATATTTTAATACTATTTCTTTTGTAAATACTTTCCCCAATTATTCTTTGACATCAAAGAGATGTTATGAGCGATTATTCTTTCGCGGGATAAAGGATCTTCTTTAGTGTCTTTAACCACTATAGTATCCTGTTTTAATACAATATTAATAGGAATGTCAATATTTTGATGTTTTTTCATTATTTTGCCCATAGGTGGTTCATCCATTCTTGGGGTTGACGCAATAATTACATAACATGCTATGCTAAATCAAATGGTTATGAGGAATAGATAATATGTGCCTATTTCGTTGGATAAGCTTTATGTGCAGAAGAAAGAAGAGACGGTATGGAGTGATCTATAACGTTAACGCCAAATTTTCATCACTCCATACCAATTCTAATAAGGTAAATTAAACCCTTTTCCGATTGATACGGTTAAACCCCCGTAAAAGATGTGGAGGGTTGGGTGCTTTACCCCCTTGGCGCATATCCTGTGTGTCGGATGTAGTAGTCTCCTGACTATCAGAAACTCTCTGATTATCGTTCGTTTGTTGAGTTTCGCTTAAACTAATTCTCAAGCTATTCTCATTCTGAGGACTAATACAACCTGATAACAAAAAAGAGTAAATAAAAAAAACTAAGACGAAATGAAAAAAAGTCATTACTCACCTTCCACCTAGACTGTCGAACCACCACCTTTAATGGTATCTGACATAATAGGTTATTTCAATACAATTTTATTTAGTTTTTCTTTTCTTACTTTTTGATTCTTTTTTGTAAGACTCAAAAGTAATGATAGCCATGAACGCCATGAGGAGCTTTTCTGAATGATCATCGAGGAAAGGCATAAATGTAGTACATAGGAGAAGTACGAAGCTTTTCCACTTTTCCTTGAGATAATGGAAGAGTTCTATTATTCTCATTCCTTTTCCTCAAGCATTTCAGCCTTCCATTCTTTATCTTTCTGAGGCGTAATATGGAGAATTTTCTTTTTAGATTTATTTTCCTCTTTCTCTTCCATCCTGTTGTAGAGATCGCGGACTTGTTGATTTATAACTTTGCTCCCCAAATCCATCTTCTTAAGCTTCTGAACATGGGCCCCCATCTTAACTTCTTCTTTTATAAGAGCACCTTTGCTCAACCAATTTAGAAACTTAGGGTTGGTGTAAAGTTTAATAAATGCTGCACTTCCGACTAAGCCGCCCCCAGATTTTATCGGATGACGAACAACGTCCCAAATTTTATTAATATATCCGGTGGGAGATTTTGCTGAATAAGTAGAACCTTCTTGTATATTCTCCATTCTCCTGGCTAAACGATCAATAGAATTTGATTCTTCTTCACTAAATAGCTTTTTAAACTGACCCTTTCCGTTCCCCTTGATGTTTTTGTAGTTTTTGGCGAATGTAAACATATCGAATGCATCATCTACATTCTTTTTACCCATTTCATTCATTAATGAATAACCAAGGAGTGGTTTTTCGTCTTTGGGTAACCCCTTTGCAACAACCTTAACTTGCCTCCCAGAGTTTTTAACATTATTAACTAGATTCTTTGTAACTGTATTGAGATCTCCCTTTTCAAGGGTATTTTGAATATCTTGCATGATAGGTTTATCATTCTCAAGAAAGTGATGCAAAACCTTATTTCTTTTGTTATATGCGTGTACAAGCTTAGGATCAGTATTTTCGAGGTATGATTTAATATCTTTCTGTATAACATGACGAAATCTTTTAAGATCACCTTGAGAAACATTTCCATGCTGGCCCCATGTAGTAACAGCATCCTGAACATCACTTATAATAGAATCTAAGCTTTTATATGGTACGGCTTTTCTATCATAAGTTTGCGACAAGTCATCTATCTTCTGAGTAAACGAATGGAGTTTAGAATTAAGTGCATCCTCTTGCGCTTGAGGCATATCGAACTTTTTTAGATTGGATTTAATAAAGTCCTTTACTCCATTTAGAGGAACGAGATTTTTTGGTCTTTTTTCTAAAGTATCCCCACTCTCTTCTGTAAAGTGCTCTATGAAATTACGCTTTTTCTGTGTTTTTTCATCTAAATAACGCTTGGGTTTTGATTTTCGAACCAGATCGCCTTCTGGTGTTTTAATAAAAGGCTGCTCATAAGGTTTAGCGTGCTTTTCTAAACCCTCTTCAATCCTCTGTGATAATTTTTTATCTACCTTATTAATTCTTCCTTGATATTTTTCTAAACCTTTAATTGCTAATTCTCCAGTTTCATCGGGAGATAATGCTTTTTCTAGCCCTATCTTATTAATATTTTTTTGTTCTGCATTTAATGCTGAATCTCTAGCATTTTTAACATATTTTTCTAAGAAAGGTGCTTTGCTCAAAGTATTTTGAAACATATTGATGTTATCTGAATCAGAAATATCAGCAAGCGTAGAAGGTATAAATTTTCCTGGCCGCGCCTGATCTGGAAGTTGATTAGCTACTTTATTGGGATTAACACTAAATATCCTAGCTGCTCCCGCACTTGGATTTGAAAGAAGATCAATGTTTTTTCCAATCTTTCCACCAGCTAGAGAAGCCAATAATCCTATACCGAATGTATCTAATACATTCGCTTCGGGGTTCATATTTAAATATTGTTGTGTCCCCGCAGAACCAGCGGCAGTAGCAGCAACATTTGACGGAGTTAATGCATTAGAACTTTGCAAATATTTACCTGGTTTGTTTAGCCATTTTGAACCTTGACGAGCTAATAAATTACCAGCCTTACCCAACGCTCCCATGGGTAAAACAGATTGCGTAACTGCTTCCTTGACCTTTTCCATATTAGTTTCAGGCTTAGTGTATCCTTGTGTAGCCTTGTCTATTGCACTCCCAATCATTTGTGAAGGAACATAGGTTTGTTTGCCCATTAATGCTGCCGGCACATTATAAAGAAGCGCAGGTACATCGGCAACGGCTCCAGGAAGAGTAGCTAAATTACGTGCGCCCTTAGAAGAATCCTGGGACTGTTGAGCCAATTCTTCGCCACTTGGATCAAAATACTCATAAGCTTTTCTGAGAGTAGGAGATATATTGTTAACTCTATCGAGTCTATCAGCTCTCTTTTTGTCATAGTTTTCTATTTCTTCGTTGGAAGTATCTAACCATGAATCTCCGCGTTTATATTTTTCGTCTTCTTTTGGTTCTAATCCCTCAAGCTTACTTATTCCGCGTTGATAGTCTTCTTCTTGAATTAATCCTCTCTCAAGGGCTAAATCCAACATTTTACGTTTTGATAATGATGACTCTGGTTGGCTAGCTGATAATAGCTTAGATATGCCTCTATTATATTGATCTTGTGTTATAAGACCCCTATCTAAGGCTTGTTGAAGCATTAATCCCTTATTACTCTCAGTCATGATAATTATCCTATCAAATCAGATATGCCATTTAGTAGAGTATCATTGTCCAATTCAGGAGATTGAGGAGAGGAATCATCAGAATCTTTTTTACCTTCGACCTCCGATAATTCCAAATAATCTTCCGGTTTGTGTTGTTTACCGTCCCTCTTCCAATTGTCATAGGCAGCAAAAATCTCCGGAGCACTATATTTATTTTTGTATTTATTAGAAGTTTCTAGAAAAAACTTTTGCTTTTCATATTCAGACTGAGATTCAGCCTTTTTCTCTTCAATGTTTTCTTTGTTAGCATCTTTTGTCCTGTATCTATTGATTTTTCCACCTAAAATAGTATTTAACAAAGCTACTGAACCTCTTCCTGGTTCTTCTCGAAACTCCTGGACAGCCAATTGATTCGTTCCTGTATGTATATTACCCAATGCAGTTGGATCGGCTCCTCTTAAGAATTGGGAACTTGCTACTAAAGGTTCTCCAACAAGAGGAAGTTGACCTATCATTCCTTCCAGATTACCTGTTCCTAACTTTTCGTTTTCTTTCTCTAATTTATTAAGGGTTTTCAATTTGCCTTCATAACCATTCACAACCTTCAAAGCTTTCTTCTTTGCTTCCTCATTGACCTTTTTATTTTCGGCGATTTCTTGCTTTGTTTTTCCGCCCCTACCTTGATCTGCTTCTAGTTTAGAGCGTAATAATCCTAATTTATCCCTCTCGAACCCTAATTTAGCATTATCAATTTTCTTATCATGCTCAAACTTAGATAAGTCTAGTTTATGAGAACGATCCCTGTCTTTCTGCCAGTTTAAGGTTTTACTCACCATCTCATTGATCTTAGCAGAGTTCATCTGGCGTTCATCTTGAGTCTTCAATTGATTGTTGTATTCAGCAAGCCCTTCTTGCCCGGCTTGGCCAACTTGCCCCCAAACATTGCCCACTTGAGGATTTGCAGCTAAATTAAATCCAGCTTTTGAGATTGCAGCCCAAAAAGGATCAATCTGTGGTTGAGCAAATTTTGCCGCCTGATCTCTCAGAAGGTTGATCTCAGTCGTATCAAATGCATCATTAACCCCTAACTGAATGGGGTTAGTAGGAACGGCTCCCCCCTCCGCATAATGGCGAATATGTGACCTTTCTCTCCCAACATGACCGCCTTCTGCAAAACCTTGCCTTTGGTTAGCCGCACCTGTAAAACCAGCTAATAATCCCGCTCCTTGCTTCCATGCACTTGGTGCAGGTGGAGTTGGATGATAGTTTCTCTCTGATCTAAACTCGTTAACAGGCAATCCTCTAACAAGTGCATTTTGTCTTGCAACCTGCTGGAATGGAAAATCTCTTTCCTTTTCAAAATCTTCATAAGCCGTATTCAAGACATTTTGTCTCTGACCCTGTTGTTGACTTCCCACTTCGCCTAAGAATCCTAGTTGTCTTTGTCTAGCTTGCTGTTGAGATTCTCCCAGATTTTGTAGTTCTCTTCCCCCAACAATCCCACGTTCAATATCTCGACCAAGTGCTCCTCCCAATAATTGACCACTTTGGATTTGTCTATCATTTGCTTGTCCTGCTGTATTTAATGCTTGGCCATACCCATGTTGTAAGGCTTCTGTTTGTTGCCTTCCTATTCCTTCTTGGGCATCTCTAATTGCTCTATTGGTGAAGTTTTGATGTCCTGTGCTTCCATATTGACCCGCTCTAATAAAATTATCCTGAACATTGGGAAGGATGTTTTCTAATAGATTACGACTTCCAGCTCTACCTATGTTTTCCACGACCTGTTGAGTATATGGATTCAAATATTGCTGCGCTTGTTCAGCGGGATTGCTATTCCCACGATCTAGATAAGGCTGTAACTGAGGTGCTATATTCTGACCCAATGCATTACGAATCGCTCCCTTAGATTCTCTGAACAAATTTCCATATTCAGGATTTTGGGATTCTTCTTGTGTTTGTCTAAAGGCTTCATTTTGTAAAGGAGTAAAGGGCGCAACTCTATTATCCGAATTATAATTAGGAGATAAGTTAAAAGGTTTAAAGGGTTCGCTGGTAACTTTAGTCCCTTGTTTTATCGTATTATGTAATACCGAATCTGCGCCACCATACCATTCGGGAAACCCTTGAAATGTATCAGGCATAATAAATCCTCCTTATGCAACCTTCAAATTACGTATATAGCCACCAATTGGTTTTGCCTTTGGAGGCAACCTGTCCCCAGAAGTTCTTTTGCTCTTTCGCAAATTCATAATCAAATTCTTGAGAATTTTAGCACCCTCTTCATTAGATCCACCTCCAAGTGCCGTAACCTCTTCAGGAGTAACCTCATACTCATCAGGAGATAACATGGCATCAATGTAGCCCCCTTGTTTTTTATGCATAGGATTTTTTGGTAATCGACCAACGAACTGATCTAATTCTCTAATTCCTGCTTGGCTAGAACCATCTCCCAAATCAGAAACAGAAGAAGCATCGATAATGTAACTACCTTCTTTTAGATTCCTTGGAATGTTATCTTGCTGGCCTTTTCCTAGCCCACGAATAACACCACCCTCTTTCTTGTATTCTATTTTATTCATATCGTAAGGTTTAAAGAATGAATGAGGTTTACCTGCTTTTTGATCTTCTTCGGTATAGTCATTTAATTCTCTGTCTAATGGTTTTGGTTCTTTCCATTTGACGTTAAACCCATATTTTTCTCGCAATGCTTCAATTTCCTGACGTTGTTTCGCATCATAGTCAGCGAGGTTTCTCCTATCCTCTTGATCACCTTTGTGAGCCATAATTCCTGAGCCCACTAATGGAAGAATCTTACCGCCTATATTTCCGAGCATACTCATTATGCCACCACCGCCTCCCCCAGCTTGAGAAGCTCCTCCAACGGCATTTTGACCAAAGGCTGAAGCGGGTAGCATTCTTCCCATTGTATTCGCTCCAACGACGCCTTGGGATGCTCCACCGCCACCGCCGCCAAAGAGACCTCCGAGCATACCACTTAGGCCGCCCCCGCTACCTGCGCCACCGCCGCCAAACATTCCCCCGAGACCCCCGCCGCCTCCAGATCCTCCACCAAAGCCACCAAGAAGGCTACTTAAACCACCACCTCCGCTAGCTCCCCCAGATCCCCCAAGCAGCCCTCCGATGCCACCAGCGCCGCCTAGGAATGACGCTCCCATGCCACCAGCCCCAGAAAACAAACCTTGTTTTAAGGAATCACCCCAGGATTTATTGGTAAGTTTATTGGCAACCGTAGAAGCAGCCGCAGCACCGATTGGGCCTCCATAGATCGCTCCAACAATCGGGGCAATAATTCTAAAGGCTTCGGTAAAGAATCCAAATTCAGGGAATCCAGTTGTCGGATTGGTCGTAATTTTTCCAGGGAAAAGCTGATCAAAATACTCAATTATCTTAGGGGATAATATGACAAGTTCAGTATCACCGCGTCGACCTGCATTTCTCAATTCTTCTATTTCAGGAGCAATTGGGCGACCTTGTTCTGAAACGTGTCCACCTTGTGCCATCTTCCTGGATTTGTAAACTTGAGCCGCTGTCTCCATGGCTTGGCGGAATTCGGGAAGTTCAATTAAACCATCCATCATTCTATAATCACGAAGCTCAGTTTCAGGATCTATTACTTCCTCACCACCTTGAATCTCATTAAGGAATGGGATTTCTTCAAGAGAAGTATGGGCAAGAATCGGCTCTGGATCAGGAATGTTTTCTTCCATACCTTGTTGTGGCATTTGCTCTGGCATAGACTGACCCATCATTTGAGGCTGTTGTCCTTGCATAGTATTCATCTGATTTAATGCGGGTGGTAACTGCATGATTAAAATAAACTCCCTTTTATACTAAAATTATGACACATTATTTACGAAATAATAAGCCCACTCTCTCCAGTTACTAAACGTTTCTGGGACGGGTATAGCTGATAATTGATTGATGTTGATTAAGTCTCGAGCCCAACGTTTCCAATCATCTTCAGATGTTGCTTTTGGAATATCTAAATCGGGAAGATCAATAAAAAGGGAATCTGCCCAGGGTATAAAAGCAATGGTATGAGGAATGACGATCATGGTCTTACATCTCCTGGGGCGTAATCATAGAAGATTTTCCCCATCAAGTAATCTCCGCCGACCACATTGCTTTGGAAAGTAAAGCTCACAAGCCTTCCCATGTTCGTTGTATCTACCTTTGCCATCTCAATGGTTGTTTGACCTGGAACATAAGTGTAAGGCGTAGAGGATACTGTATCGCTTTGGGCAAAGGATTGGGTATTGATGACGACAGTCATATCACCGGATTGCACAAAGTCTGGCTCTATTCGACGAATTCTGATTTGTCTGTCATCTTGAGGAAACTTTTCTATCCAAGAAATAAGATTGGTTTGGTAATAGGATTTTATAGCAAATGCATTCCCATAGGAAACATCGTCCAATCCTGTTTCTTCTTGCCAAAGCCCATAACATAAGTTGGGGACTATGATTGTATAGACAACAGCAGCGCCACCTCCATTAGCAACTCCAGTAGAAGCTGCATTTGCCGTATATTGAAAGGTCTGTGTAACGGTATTAACATTAAAGATAGTGGTTACAATATTAAGGTTAGCCGCGACAATGCCTCCTGTATCTACGGCTCCGGCAATAGTAATTGAGTTGCCGTTTTGCAAAGTTTGCGTCGAAGGATAACTAACCGTAACGATTGCTGTGACACCATCTGTTGTTAAGGGATTGTTTGCCAGTTGAACGGTCATTGGGGTTGTGGGGTTATTAACATTAAGAAGCGTTTTGGAATCGCTTAAAAGGGGATAGCTATAGTTTGAGGCTATATACCCAGCACTTCTATTAGAAGGCGTATCAAACCAGAAATTTGTTTCAAGATTTAAGACTATTGCATGATTACACTCTGTCGAGGTTCCCATAGGGAAATGCCACCAAATTTCATGATATTCAGATCTATATTCTCCCCAAATCTTATTTCGATAGGTATTATTAAGATTCTTGAAGAAAAACAAACGATTTTGATAATTTTCTAATTGTCTAACAACGCCGTCGTAAACCCAGAATTGGTCGTTCGATATCCAATAATAAGCATTCTCAGTCGTTACAACGCTATTTTGAGCCAAGATAGGGACACCTTGTTGAATGGTATCGAATGTAAATACAGCAGCTCCCCCATTAAAGGTTGCCCTTATTAACGATCTCAGTGACCAAAACAATACACCTGGTGCATTGACACCAGCACGGGTTGGATACCCTTGGACAATCTTTGTGCTGGCTACTTTTGCTGGAACTGCATCTGACCAATCACCTCCTGGATTCAGTGTCCAACTGACAACGCCATTATTCCCATATTTAAAGAAATAAGGATAAGAGACAACAATGCCTCCGGAGGTCGTTTGATGGGAAGTTGATATTTCCGTAAAGGCAGTCGCTGCATCTTTATTACCCCAATAGATCAATCTCTGAGTTTGATTATTGATATTTAATAGATTTGGAGCAGCCACACCAACGACGTAAGTAACAGGAAGGCCAAGATTATATGTAACTGCATTACCACCCCCAGAACCCGTAGCATTAGCAGTTCCATTTGAAATAAAGCTAAAATGAGTACCATCCACAATTGTAATGGGAGCCGTTATATTCAATTCAACCGCAGTGATATTATTTGTATCCGTTGCACCAGCAATAGTAACTTGTTGTTCATTCTGCAATCCTGCCGTCGTAGGAACCGTCACCGTTACAACACTGGAAAGATTTACTGTGGCCAAAGGATTGTTACCTAATGTTACATTCCCAGAGCCATTCAAAACCGTAAATTCATCAAACTTCCACGTATTGAGTGGATCAACCGTAAAATTATTTGGAGTTCGTAATATCTCCGGTTGAGCTTGGTTGTTTATAACATTTGTGACATTCAGTGAGCTTGGACGCCCTAAATAAACATCTGTGGAATTATCTATTTTCTCGACAGCATAGAGGTTTCTGACTATTTCTGTCGTGCCTGGTTCCAATAGATATCGTCCCCCTATTTTTTTAGGGCGACCTCTATAGAAACGAACATGTTGACCATCTAGATAACAATCAGAATCAAGGGCAGTTCCATCTCGTTGGATGCCAGGCTTTGTCTTGATGATATCGAGAAGATGATCAGAGGCCATTTATTGTGTTCCATATCCAGTTGCATAACAATTGCAGGATCTCCAAGAATCGGGGCGTTTGATATAGTGACTGCATTGATTTGACAATTGTTGGTGGCAAGTGCGTTGTTATATATGGTTGCTGACGAAGCTCCAACCGTTCCGCAGGTTGCAATAACCACATAATTTGCAGTCGTGAAGGGTGTTGTAAAATTAATTTGATACTGACCTGCACCCAGCCTTGTAACAGATGCAACGTTATACCCAGCTAAAGGGGCGTTTGTACCCGCTGTATTCCCATTAAAATAACACCAAAATTTAGCTGAACTGGGGTGAAACTGCTGGAAAAAAGGACTTGTATAAACTGCCGTCGAAGCAGCAGCAATTTGTTGTGGTTTATTCGCAGCAGGTAAAGATACATTGATACTTTGCCAACTTGGTAGAACACCCCCACCACCAGAAGTAAAAACTTGATTTGCAGCTCCGACACCTGCGTTTTGTAATGCTCCCGTCGCCGTAGTTCCCGCACAAACTACTCCATAAGCTGTCGTGAATGTTGCAAGGCCAGTTCCTCCAAAAGGAACCGTGATGCCTGTGCCGTTCCACACTCCTGTGGCTATCGTTCCAAGAGTGGTGATGTTTCCTTGAACCGCCGTTGGGAGAGTTGAACTTATTGAAGGGACGCCCCCTGCGCTCGTAATCAAAGTTCCATTGTTAGCCGTTGCTAGACCAGTTATTGTATTGTTAGCCGATGAATAAAGAATCTGATCGATTGTTGTAGCGGCAGGATATGCAGCAGTAGAAAATGACAATGCACCCGCAGCATTGGATTGTAGAATACCGCCTGCATTAGTAGCATCAGCAACAGGTAACGTCCATGTAACGGCAGCAGCCATATTTCCGGCTATCAAGCTTGCATAATGTCCCGCATTGGTTCCAACAAGCTGCAATACATCTCCTGAAGCAATTCCTAAGCCCGTTTGTCCTCCACTTATGGCTCCCAATGTAAGTGCATTTGTTCCAAGAGATGAATATCCCATTGATCCATTGCCAACTTTATAAAACCCAGATGTTCGATCTGTCGCAAAGGCTATGGAAGGATTGGCAGCGTTTGCATCACTAAAAACAACGGAAGTTGCAACTGTAGGGGTATTGAACAAATTCGTTCCGTCACAATATAGAATTATTTGTTCACCCTGTGGGATGTTAATGGTAGGGCCACCAGTAAGCTGAGCACTCAGGGTAAAAAGTCCTGAAGTAAAATTATATAGGTACCAAATCGAAACGACTGTAGGAAACACCACATTGATATTTCCAGTTAAGGCACCCTCAAATTTTATAATTTGCGAGGCAGCCTGTTGGGTGGATAACGTATAATTAACATTTCCCGCCACATTAACTGTGATTGCTGAAACAACGAATGTTGAAGGCTGCCCAAGTCCAAGCGTGTTCCAGTTTGCAGCAGATCCACCATCAATAATGACGGATTGTCCAGGCTTTAATTGTAGGCTTCCATTTCCATCAATTGTAGAACCGTCCCCATTTGGGTTTATTGTCAGAGTGCCTCCCCCTTGATTATTAAATGCCATATAAAAGCCATTACCTACAGTCGCTAGGGTAGGAAGTGTTATAGTACCGGCTCCCCCTGACCAAACATAAAGCTTACCTCTGTCATTTATGGTAGCTGGATAATTCGCATTAATGATTACGTTTGGCATATTGACCGCTATTTGGCCATTTATGTTTATCGTTCCACCATTTGGCGCAGCAAGAAGACTTGCTTGAGCTTGAGCTGTTCCAGCTCCATTTTGCGTTATCTGCCACGTTCCACCTTGAGTTGTATTATCCGTTAGATAAACGCTAAAGACTTGTGTGGGAGTTATATTAAATAGATTTCCCCCCAAGAAATTATTAAATGCAATGGTTTGAGCCCCAACATTGTTTATCGTAAAGCTTTGGCCAGGAGATATAAGAGTTGCATCAGCTAATGTCACCGTAAGACCACCCACTGAAGCGGTATAATCCATAATGGCCGCGGTTGAATTCACGGTGTTCGTAAACGAAGTCGCCCAATTTAATTGCTGATTGGCCGTGATATTATAAGCAGCATAGGACGGAAAGGCGACATTGATCTGACTACCACCAAATATATTTGTATAACTCATCCTTAATCAGCCTTTCTTGTATAGTAGCGGTCAGTTTTGCGAAGTTCGTTTTTGGCATTCCAGGAAGAGATCATCTTTACATATTCAGCCTCTACAACCTGAATGCGTTCGTCATTCTTAAGTTCAAGCATGGCTTCCAAGAGCACAGCCTTAAAGAGAATTTCGGGCATATATTGAGTGAGATAGTTTGTTTGGTATGTCGAATCTATGACTTGAGGCACTTCCTCATAAGCTAATTCAAATGGATAAGCTTGGTCAGGTGTTGGAGAGATCAACCAATTAGAATAGCCATAATCTGCATAATATTTAGGGGGAGCCGTTTGTGAGTCATCCGGCCAATATAATCTATTAAATTCGTATGATCGTAATAATATTGGATTTACGGTGTTATTGTTCGTTCCTGTCCCATAATTGAAGGTAATGGTGTTCAACCATCTTGCAGGTTTTGCCATTACGGGAAGCCCAGGCGTAAAATTGCTACTTACATAAACTTCAAATATCTGAGTGTTTGAATCTCTCGCAATCCGGTCATGAGCAAACTTTATCCAAACATCTATGCCAGAGTTAATAATAGAATCATCACGCTCAAGATAGTTAATGATCTGCTGGGTAAGACTATTATATGTAAGGATAAACGACATTATGTTTTAATTCCTTCAACTGAGCATGTATCACCTAACACCTTAATTTTTTCATCTAAGATATTAATTTTATTAATAATTTCTGTAAGTTTATCAGAATTGTTGTTAACAAATTTGTCCCATAATGCATTTAACTTTTCTGAATCAGATGGATATTGAATTTTGATTTCATCAATCTTGTATTGATGTTGAAGTTGGGTATCAGCCTGTTCTATTTCTTCCATGGTGATAATTCCCTTATCATCATGAATAACAATAGAATCATAATCTTCATCCGTTATTGTGAATTGTCTTCCCTTAAATCCATTTGATAAAATGTAGGATATTGGATATTTCATCCATGAATCTCCATCACTGTTATTGTGGATGTAGCAACGCCTTCATAGTTATTGTTGGCATTATTGAATGTTCCATTAATGACTGCTGTGCCACCTCCGGTTGCTGCATATTGCAAACTATATGTAGTTGATGATGTGGTAGCCGGGCTATCTAGATAGCAATATCCAACGGATGAAGAGTTATAGGCATTATTAGCCACATTCGTACATGTTGCATTGAACTGAACACCAGTTCCTCCTGAACCTTGACAGATAGCAGTTGCACCTCTCATCAATTGTATAGGACTTCCTAAACCGGAAGAATTCCCTATCGTAACGTGTCCAAATATCAGAATTTTACTAGAGGAAGATGCAGGGGTTATTGATACAGATAAACTAGGAATAGCTACAAGAGTACTGCTCGTCGTTGTAGAACGTGTGTTTATTGTTGTGCTGAGAACTTGTAGAACAAAACCTGTCCTTCCAGCAACGCCCCAGCTCGGCAATGCTGAAGCACCATTTGATACTAATACTTGGTTTGATGTTCCCACCCCTGAAACATTTTGTAATGCCCCAGTAGAAGTTGTACCCCCGCATAAAACGGAATAAGACGTGAATGATCCCACCCCTGATCCGCCATTGGAAACACTAAATGGTGTGGGTGCATTGATTGCATTATTTGTCGTCATTTTGAAATCCTTTAATCATCCATGAATCTCCATAGCCATAATTGTAGAGGTAACGACACCTTCATAATTATTGTTGGCATTATTAGCAGTTCCGTTAATGACTGCTGTCCCAGAATTGGTTGCTGCATATTGTAATTTGTAAGTAGTTGATGATGTGGTAGCCGGGCTATCTAGATAACTAAATAGATAAGATCCAAAATTGTATGAATTGTTACCCATTACTGCCAAGGTTGCATTGTATTGATTACCAGTTCCTCCTGAACCTTGACATATTGAAGTAGATCCTCTGACCAATTGTACAGGACAACCATTTGTTACCCCCGTAATGGCATTCCCCACAGTTACAAATCCAAAAATCAATATTTTGCTTGAGGATGCAGATGGTGTAATTGAAACGGATAATCCTGAAACATCAACAAAAGTTAAACTCGATGTTGTTGTTCTGGTATTGGTTGTAGTGGTTAAGGTTTGTAATACATAACCTGTTGCTGAAGGATAATTTCCCCAAGTCGGTAAACTGCTGGCACCACTTGAAAGTAGAGCTTGACCAGATGTACCCACCCCTGAAACGTTTTGTAATACTCCCGTAGAAGTTGTACCCCCGCATAAAACGGAATAAGCCGTGAATGATCCCCCACCTGATCCGCCATTGGAAACACTAAATGGAATGGGTGTATTGATTTCATTATTTGTCGTCATGGAAATCTCTTAAACATAAGTTAGATTCCCTACAGAACTCAAAACAGAAAACTGAGTGTTTGCCGTAGTGCAAAGAAGATAGACAACATCATATTGATTTGAAGAGGCTAACGAACCACCAGTTCCAGATGTGGTGGTAACATTACCAAAATTGATTTGTTGGCTGGCAGCTTGCCCAACTTTCCATCCTCCTGCCCCTACACCAGCAACAGCAAATACTGTACCCTGAGCGGCAGTAGCAGGGAGGGTTAAAGTTACGAGAGATCCGGAATTAGCAATATAGTATGTATTCACAGCCATTGTTGTAGATGAAGTCTGATTTGTCCACGTTGGACCAACAGATGTTGAAGCAATGGTTATGGACCCAGCAGAATTTGTAATGGTAATTCCGGTTCCTTGTGACAATGTAGCAGCAGTAGGAGTCCCAGAAGTAGATCCAATGATTAATTGACCATTAGTCATCGTTCCAGAAAAAACAGGAACACCAGCACTACTCGTTACCAGAACCGCACTATTAGCCGTAGTTAGACCGCCCACAGTATTGGTTGTTGAGGAATATAATAATTGACTCGCTGTGGTTGTTGCAGGATAAGTTGCCGTTGACCAAGCTGGAGTCGTAGAAGCCCCAGATAGAAGAACTTGATTTGCTGTTGATGTTCCTGCGAGAATTGCCCCTGCACTTGCGGTGCTATAAAAGATACCTCCGTTAGAAGCGGTAAGGTTGGCGTTCGTTCCTCCATGTGCGAGGGCGATTAGGGTTCCGTTCCAAACTCCCGTGGTTATAGTTCCCAAGGTGGTTATGGAAGTCTGACCAACGTAACCAGTGTCAATAGATATAACGGGTGTCGTCGTACCAGTTGCCACATCGATTTGAAGTGCTGTGCCGGATACACTTGTTACCGTACCTGTTGAAGAAGGCTGCCAAGTGGGAAGGGCTGAGGCACCATTTGAGGTAAGAACCTGACCAGAACTTCCAACCCCAGATACGTTTTGGAATGTACCTGTCGCTGTGGTACCTGCACAAATGAGAGAATAAGAGGTAAAGGTCGTATTACCAGTCCCTCCATTGGGAACCGTTATGGATGTGCCATTCCAAACTCCACTGGTTATTGTTCCCAAAGTTGTAATAGAAGCTTGTCCGACATATGATGCTGAAATATCAATAACAGGAGCTGTTCCCCCCGTAGAGGTAATCCTATTTGTGGTACCACTTACGGAAAGGACATTGGAAGCTCCAAACTGAGTAAAGTTTATGGCATCTGTTCCAATTACTGTTACCGTCGCGGTTTGAATCCAAGCCGTATATTGTAGCGTTGATCCGTTGTCTAATAATATAAAGTCACCAGGGGTTATTTCTGTGGTGTTATTGTAGTTCGTGGCCCGTGTTAAAAGCCAATTCGTTGAACCCGTTCCAACAGTCGTAAGAGTGTATATACCGTTCTGGAATGAAGAGGATTGGTTCTTTACCAATACTCTTGAATTTATAGGTGGCGAAACACCATCCGTAGAGAAAGCAACTTGCGTTCCACTATTCGTTAATGTCGCCCCAACGCCTGACACACCATTTGAATAGGTAGCTGTAAGGTTAGCTGTTGTTCCTGCATAGCAGGAAGGCTGAACTTGTAAACCAGCAGCTATATTATCCACATATTGCTTTGTTGCAGCTTGTAGAGATGTTGTTGGATCAGCATTCAGGGTGACTGTTCCTGGAAAAATCACCGCATTTGGAATGGAAGCTGTAATAGATCCGGTTGCACTTGTTACAGTTATTTGATTGGCCGTTCCTGCAATTGCCGCAGCAGTAGGGTCACTTGAAGTCGTTCCTATTAAAACTTGACCAGCCCCTAAAACAATGGAGGTAAAAGGGCTTGTTCCTTCAGCTATAAGAACTCCATGAATAGTCGGATTGGCGACCCCCGATCCTCCATACGTTGAAGAAATAACACTTCCATTCCAGACACCTGTTGCAATGGTTCCAAGGGTGGTTATGGAAGTCTGACCAACGTAACCCGCATCAATGGATATAACAGGGGTGGTAGTTCCAGTGGCCACATCAATTTGCAAAGCCGTTCCAGTAACGCTCGTAACTGTACCAGTGGTAGGGGTTGCCCAAGAAGGCAACATGGCCGCACCATTAGAGGTCAATACTTGTCCAGAGGTTCCAACCGTTGGGACATTTTCAAGAATACCTGACGATGTAGCTCCACCACATATTACTGTATAAGGCGTAAAGCTAGTGGCCCCCGTTCCGCCCCATTGCACATCTACGGGTGACGCTTCCCAAGCACCTGTGATGATAGGTACGCCAACTCCAAGCTCTACGAATCCACCAGGATAAGACCCATCTTCAAGAACTGTTAGAGCACTAAATGCACTATTTCCCATAGATCCTCCTCATAGGACTTGTCCTCTTTGATTGAGCCAAACAGCTGTAGTTGCGGTATAAGCTAGAAATAATGGTTTGGAGACTTGACCAGCGACGTCGGGGGCAGTAGCTGTATAACCTCCAGCGACGGCGGGATCTAGAAAATATACGGTTGCAGATGTTAAACCAGCTAAAGCGGTTATTTGACCACCAAATTGGTAAGTGAATGTATTTGAAAATGCAGTTGCTACAACAATTCCTATTACTTCTGCATCGGCCACATTATCTGCTTGAGCAAGTGCATAAGTGTTCGATCCAGTACATTTTATTATATTTCCCACAACAAATCCATGATCTACCTGAAAAACAAAAATTTGGAATGTGGCAGACCCAGGGTTTTGCCATTCAGGCAAAGAAGCTGCGCCATTACTTGTTAAAACAAAGCCAACTGTTCCCGAACCTGCGTTTTGTAATGCTCCTGTAGCCGTCGTCCCCGCACAGACAACGCCATATGCCGTCGTTAACGTTGCAAGACCCGTTCCCCCAAATGGAACTGTGATGACTGTCCCGTTCCATACGCCTGTCGTAATGGTTCCCAAAGTTGTAATAGAAGCTTGACCAACATATCCAGCATCGATAGAAATAACGGGCGTTGTTGTGGGGTTTGCCACATCAATCTGACCTGCCGTTCCGTTTACGCTTGTAACGGTTCCTGAGAATCCAAATGATGCCCATACGATAGGATCAGTACCCACGGTAATAACAAGATTTTCTTGAATCCAAGTTGTATTTGCATTCACTGTACCATTTACGATAGTCGTGAAGTCACCGGGTTGAATGGTTGCAGGAGAGTTAAAATCAAGGGCTCTCGTAAGAACCCATGCAACAGCACCACTGCCTGCGTTTGTTACGCTATAAATACCGTTTTGAGATTGTGCGGCTTGGTTTTTAACCAGAATTCGGTCTCCAACATTTGCAGCATATCCATCTACAACAAGAGCCGCTAATGCCCCATTATTTGTTAATGTGGCTCCTACCCCTGAATCCCCGTTATTGTAAACGGCATTCAATGCACCCGTGGTGGCAGCCTGACAAGGAGCTTTAAAGAAGAATGTATTAATAGCCGATGCGGTGATCGTAATATCTGTTCTGTTTTGACCAGCATTATCAATGATCGAAATACCTGTGTTCGCACCAGGGATAAAATTTAATTGTGATTTAGAGCTTTGAAATACGCCATTGGATTGAGAATTAACTCTTTGGACATTCGTATCACTAATAACACTTAATGTTGGGTTTCCAGCCACCCCAGATCCATTCGTTAATAGAATTGTCGCATCCGTATTCAGAGTAACAGTAGAATAATTTCCTACGCCGCCTCTTACCATAATTCCAAGTGAATTTAAGGATTGGATGCCTGCCAGTTCAGAACCAGCAGTAGGTTGAACGGTTACGGAATTTGCACCAGAAATTAAGGTAAGACCATTTGCGGCACCAAGTACGGAAGCATTAGGAAGCTGAGCATTGGGTATAATAAGGACATATTCTGCAACAGCGACATTTGATAAGCTGTTTAATGTTGTTGCACTTGCTGTTAATGCTATTCCATCTAATTGAAAGGCCCCGACGTTCCTATCAAAGTTAATAGACGTGGTAGCCAAAGACATTAAAGTAGAATTACCCAACCCGTCTTGAATAATCTGGGGGACTGTAGATATGCCTTGTCCGTTTGATCCTGCAAGAAGCAAGTTGGCATAAGTGGCTGCGGGTGAGAGTGTGGAGATATTAGACATTAGACTTGGTTCTCCCAATCACCCCAGTTGGCCCAAATTGTGTCGTTGATGTTATCCCATTGAACGGTATCATATGGCCATGTTTCATTAGGGGGCGTATACCATGGACGCGGATGTTCAACAGGCACAGGATCAGGCTTTAAGACAGGGTTTAATCCTTGTGGGTTTGGTTTATCCACAAAGGCTTTATTGACATAAAGACCCGTCCAAATAAGGCCAGACCCTCTATAGTCCATTTGCTTTACGAGATCACCATAATTTCCAACAAGACCAGATCTATCACACCTTGCGACTGCATCTGGATTGTCAGGATTAATCTTTATGTATTTACCTTTTACAAACATCATGACCCTCCTGAGTAATAGAGGTTTGGCATAATACGCAAAGGAACCATTTCAACGTCTTGTTCTCTAGCTATCGAATAGGCTCTATCTGCAAGACCTTGAAGTCTATCGTATCGTGGGAGTTCCATTTTTGAGGCTAATGCCGCAGCCAAGCCGGAAGCGACAGATTCATAAAACATTTGAGGAATGGCTAAATTTTGATTCATAGCCGTCACATCTTGAATCTGTTGGGTTCTATTATAAATGAGTGTCTGATAAGAATTATCAGGTGTAGGCCACAGAGTGATAATAGGAGATATCTGACGATCTATATAATAGCTCGAAGGTGTGGCTTGATTCTGTTTATCTGGATACGATGTCCACTCAGCACGGGAAATCGGCGTTAATAGACGATTATAGCTTGGAACGCTAAAGTAGATTTGTTGAACATCAAGGAATGAGCCGCCTGTCTCTCTTATACGAACAGCCATGGCATTTGTGGGAGATGGAACAACGGACCAAATGATTTGACCAATGGGGTAATATTGAGAACCAATTGTCTGCCCGGTAAGCCAAGTATTTCCTTCAAAAGAATATTCAAAAACCAGATTGTAGGTTATTGAGTCATTGGATTGGATACCCACATAATAGATAGATGGGGTATTTCCTATAGGATATGTGTAGGATATATAGCCATTTGGAGCTGTTTGAGTACAAGCTGTTCCTGTGGTTCCGGAAAAGGCATTTGCCGCCGTTCCCCCCGCACTGGAAAATGCTACTCCGCCAAGTGCTCTATTATTATTACCTGCTGTACATTCAGTAACTTCTAATACATAAGCGGGGAGTTGATAAGAAGGTTGACCGACGTTAATTTGAAACATGGCCTTTTCAACGGTAAAGAGGTTGAATCCATCACTTACCCATTGAGAGAACATAAAATTTAAGGATCGAATGGCTGTTCTTATTTGATGACCATCTAATGCGTCTGCGGATATACCGCAACGGTCATAAGATTCTTCGATGAACTCAGAGACAAGCGTCGTGGTCCCGAAATTATATGTTTGACTATAAGCCACTTCATACCCTTATTTCTTTTTTGCGCCGCCATATTTTCTACCAATTTTTGCCAAGTTAGCTTCTTTACGAAGTGTTGGACTTTTGCTATTTGAAGCTTTTTCAAGCTTTTTCTCAGGAATTTTCTTCCCCATCGCTATACCCAGCTTCTTGTGTAGCTTTCCAGGATTTTTAGAAAATGCTTCTTGCATCCACATATCTTTAGCCATTTAGTCAACTCCCTGTTGAAGATAGGTTAATGTCAGAGATCCCCCTGTCGATGTCGTTACTGAACCTTGCAAAGCGGTCGTAGGAGTTGTGAGGGTATAAATCTGACTTGTTGTTGCGCCAGTTAATCCTGCAACCACAGCGAAAGGCACAGGTAAAGCAGGAGAATAATAATAGACATTCGCGCCACCTCCAGCAACTCCGTTGCCATTCGCTCCAGCGGTATAGGTAAACGTCGTGGCAGAAGCAACCGTGATAATTGCGGTTAGGTTCAGTTGCGCAGCAGTAATGCCAGATCCATTCGTTGAACCTTGAATCGTTACGCTTTGACCTGTCACCAACCCTGCTGTGGAAGGAACTGTAACGGTCGCAACCGCAGTACCATTGGCAACAGTAATTGGGTTAGCTCCTAACTGAACAGATTTAGGGTAAGTGTAGGAAACTGTTCCACCGGGATATGTGTAATAATCCAAGGGATCAGTTGTTTGATTGACTGAATAAGTGATAGTTCCAAGGACATCTCCTTGAATGGTGATGCTGGGAAATTTAGAAAAAGTATTTTGTTTAGACCAAGTAAATGTCCCTGTTGCCCCAGTGCCGATGCTGAAGTTTGTCAAATCCGCACTTGCGGCAATATTAGTAATCGTTCGATATTGTTTTGCAGAAGTGACAGTCGCAGCGGCAGTAGGCCCAACCAGAACCTCACTTTGCACATTCCCCCAAAGATCTGTTCCCGTAATCGTAATATTTACAGCGGAAAGGTCGTCTGAGGAAGTAACGGTAATAGATCTTGCCAATTTATCAAAAACAAAAGGATAAGGATTGGCAAGATTTACAGATGTTATGACGCCTCCAGTCGTAGCTGTCGTTCCTAAGAGCGCAGTCGTACTTGTGGGTGCAAATATAAATCTCTGTAATCTTGCCATATCCTAAACTCCTTTATGGGAACGTTGCTGGTGTATATTGCGGATATCCAAACCGTGACGTTACTGTCTGATATAGGTTGCCCTTACCAGGAGTAATCGTAACTGCCGCTCCACCACCTGTTGCCCCAGCTGCACCTGTTGATGCTGCCGTAAAGGTAAAGGTGTTTTGATCAACAACCGTGACTGCCCATGTTCCATTAATCGTAATCGTATCAACCACACCTGCCGCAGATACGCCAGTAATCGTCACGCTTTCACCAGTCGTAAAGTCATGGTTAGGTGCGTTTACGGAAACAACCGCAGATGCCATTGTGGTTGTGATTGGATTGTTTGGCAAAATGGCTGAGGCAGATATTGCACCATTGAACTTACGGGTATCACCACTTGCGCTATACATATTAATAGTAAGACGCTTGATTCCATCCGCATTGCTTGTTGGAGTATAAGTACCTCTTACATCACCAGTTGAAGCCGTCGTAGGTGACGTTTCATCCGCAACAACAACTGTTCCACCAACGCCAATAGTATTAGCTGTATAAGTTACAGCCGCACCACCTGTTGCACCTGCTCCTGTAGCCAATCCCATTGTTACATATGTAAAATGAGTGGCATCCACAACAGCTATGGGAGCTGTGATGTTAAATTGAGCAGCAGTAATACCGTTTCCAGTAGTTGCGCCCGCTATTGTAACAAACTGACCATTAGTTAGACCAGCAGTCGAAGTGACTGTCACCGTAACAACGCTTGAACCATTTACAGTCGTGATAGGATTGTTTACCAATGCAGCACTTGTCACACCAGCAACTAAACCAAGATCAGCCGTGTTGTTCCACATCGGTACAGAAATATAGTTGGCATTCTTCAAAAAGAAGGGGAGACCAAATGTATTTCCTACACCAATGCTGACATTCTGACCGTTTGTGGTTTGGTTAGAATAAATACCTTGAAGAACCATAAAAGCCTTCTTGGTATAAACAGTTGTGGTATTTGGCGCATTGATCTGTTCTGCAATGGGGATACCATATTGATCCCAACCATAGAATGTAATGACGGCATTAGTACCAAAAGCATTACCCGCACTTGTCAAAGAGAAATTGCGCGGACTATCTAATTGCAATAATGGGCCAGCATTTCGTCCGGTTGTCAGACCAGCATATGATGTCAAAACTGTCAAACCATTGACGCTGACTGTTGCTAAAGCAAAATATCCAGCAGCAGCTAGTGTTTGAGCAGCGGCAATCAATGTTGTGCTGACAGGGGTCGGTTGGATATCAAGCAACGAACTTGGTGTCATATAGATACCAGGAGGTGTTGAATCCGCAGGCGTTGCAGTCTGAACAGGCGGGGAGAGCACGTTAGTGCTCACCGTGTAAACTGACCCGAAATACGGGCCAGATCTTACGCCATCTTCAAAATGCGACCCTTGTGGGGGTAATGTTACAGACATATGTTATGCTCCTTGTGAACCGAAAGCCGCACGCCAGTTAGAACAACCAAAGGAATAACGTTCAACGAAGTTTACATTGAGGTTACGAGTGGTAGTGTCCGTAAACATGTCAATCGTCAATGGATCGCGTTCATAATATTTGAACCCATTCTGTTCGTTACATGTTGTGAGGAGAGTCCATTGGTTAGGATTGGTTAAGAACAAGTTCACAGAGTAACCACCAGGAACGCCACTCATATTATAAAGAGCGTTGATATCGTTATCTGCTGTAGATGTTCTGAACTTAGATTCTAATAGTCTTTCACAAGTGAATTGTAACTGTGGAGGAACAATCAACTTTGTCGGACGATAAGAAATCCGAAGAGCAGCAGCACTCAAGAACTGTTGGATACCAACATAAGCATCTTGCAATGACGTCTCGTTTAATTGAGTCGGCAGAGAAAATGAGTTTGAAGATATGTTACCAACCACTGGGTGAGCAGTTGAGAACAATGCTTGACCGTCTGAAACTGGGAAGTTTGCAGAGTAACCATTGTTAATAATGCTGGCACCTTGAATGTTCTTAGCTTGACGCATAGAGTCCTTGCCAGCTTCAGAAGCTTTTGGCCACTGATCCTTGTAAAGGTTATCGCGAATGGAATTTGCAGAAATAATAAAGCCAATGCCAAAGTTCTTATGGGTATAAGAGGTTTGGTAGATCTGTGCCATATCACCATAAGCAACTGCTCCGCCATCTGGCTTGTATTGAGCAACTGGTAATAGTCTCATTTCTTCTTCAAGCTCGAATGCTTTATCAGAAACGTGTTGTGTAAAGATATCCTTCCATTGGTCAGGATATGTATTGTAGTCACCAAAAACGGCCGCAAGTCCTGGACGTAAAAGGTTTTGCATAGATTGCAATGTAATAATAGACATAGCGATTATACTCCTGTTGCGCCAGCATTGATGCTTGTGTTGTTTAACTTGACCAAAACGTTATTATAAGTAACGCCAGACACGTTTCCGGGTACTGGTGTGAAACCTAAAATATGGAGAGGGAAAGTTGCGGTTGCTGCTGGGGCGTGTGTCGCTGTATCAAGTGTCATACCTGATAAACCAGTTGCGGTGTTACCAGCCTCATTTGGGTGAGCGGGAAGCACAACTTCAGCATTCAAGTTAATTTGAGCTGTTGTAATAGTTCCGCTAGCTTGAATATCATAAACCGTATTTGGGTCGGCAGATATAATAGCTATTGCACTTGTACCAGGGGCTATAGATGTATTTGCTGGCCAATAAGGGCTAAAGGTTGAAATACCTTGTGCATTTACATAGTTGATGCCTGTGAAAACACCTATGGGAGGAGCAGCCGCGCCGCCGTTTGGTGTGTAAATTACGATAAGACCAGATTCGAATCGCACGAGGTCGCCTCTAAATAGTGAAGTTCCATAAGATGCGGTCAAGGGGATTTCTGTAATGAGTCCCGACCAAGGCGCACCTATAACTGTATTATATGGAACTAAGCCTAGAGGCGCATTGACGCCATAAGTCATAGTAAAACTCCTAATAAAATTAATATATTCAATTGTAATGAAGGATTTGCGCACGAAGCGGGAAGAGTACTAGGAGCCTTTGAAACCTAATATCTTATAGCGACCAGCCCGAAGGGATCGAAGGAATAATGAAATTATCCCTGGTTAGCTATAGTGTAACAGAGAATAAAGAGAGATGATAGATACAATTTTAGGATAATTGATTGTACTTATTCTATTTGTAATAACTTCGTAATTACTATATGGTTGTTTTATTAAGGAGACAAAAATGCAACTAAATCTTATAAAAATAGGAAACTCAAAAGGGTTTGTATTATCTCAAACCCTTATTAATCAATGCGGCTTCAAAAATGTTGTTGAAGTCGAATTAAAAGACCATTGTCTGATTTTAAAAGCGTCAGATCAGCCTAGACAAGGTTGGGATAAACTATTTCAATCAGAAGAAAAACCGGAAGATGATGAATTTAAAGATTTTCTTTGTCTTCAAAATAAATGGGATGAAGAAGAATGGGTGTGGTAAAACCGGAAAGATTTGACATATTTCTCACGACCCTTGATCCTACAAAAGGAGCAGAAATCAATAAGATTAGACCCTGTGTTGTTATTTCATCCAACGAGATAAACTTTAATTTATCTACCATAATTATCGCTCCTATGACAACATCAATAAGAAAATATCCCTGTCGGGTAAATCTAAAATTTGATTCTAAAGAGGGACAGGTTGCTTTTGATCAAATGAGATCTGTTGACAAATCCAGACTTTTAAAAAAGTTGGGTTGCCTGGATAAAAAAACTCAACAACTTCTTACAGATAAATTGATTGAAATGTTTAAAGGATAATGAAGTCGTGAATAGAGATACATAATTCCTATGTTCGTATTTTAAGGGGATTAGACGGGCTTTGAAGTGCATTGAGGGTAATCTCGTTTTCTTCAATCAATACGGCCTCAGTGGTCAGGAATAGCCCAGCAATCGACGCGGCATCTTCCAATGCCGTGATAACAACCTTGGTAGGGTCAATAATACCCCAATCAATCATATCTACGATATAGCCCTTTTGAGCATCATAACCGATACTGAATTCACTCCCTTCAAGATCTTTCTCGCAGATATCTTGTATTTTTTCATAAAGTAACCCCGAATTTAACAATATTTGTACAAATGGTCGGACTAAAGATCTCAATAAAATACACTCTCCTTCTATTAAATTAAGACCAGGCAATTTTATTCCACCCATCCCATTATCCTTAATATTCTTTTTATACTGTGTATCAATATCAAAATCCATCCTAGCTCTATAAAGAGCAATACCGCCCCCAGGTAAGATTCCATCTTGTAAAGCGGCTCTAGTCGCATGGACGGCATCCTCAACACGATCTTTACGCTCTTTCATCTCGAACTCTGTGGTTCCCCCTATTTTAATAATGGCAATCCCATTAGTGAGACGTGCATAGCGTTCTTCATATCTCTTCTTCAACTCTTCATGTTCAGCCTTGGCAATCTCATCTTTCAGGTAAGAACACCTATTATCGAAATCCGCCTTTTCTCCCTGACCGTCTATTATCGTCGTCTTGTCTTGAGAGATGATGACCTTTTTAGCTCTTCCTAATGTGCCTCGCGCAACATTCTGAAGCTTAATTCCACCGTCTTCTCCTATAATCTTGGTTCCTGTAACAACGGCAATGTCATCTAATATTTCTTTACGAAACTCGCCGAAGGAAGGGGATTTAACTGCACACACTTTAAGCCCACGTTTAATTTTATTAAGAATAAGGGTTTGAAGGGATTCTGACTCTACATCTTCGGCTATTATAAGGAGAGATTCATTTTCTCTCATGGTAGCTTCTACCAGAGAAAGAATCATGGCCATACCAGCAATCTTGTTGTCATAAATAAGGATATAAGGGTTTTCTAGCTCACAGATCATTTTGTTAGGATTGGTTACAAAATAGGGGGATATATATCCTCTATCGAGTTCTAGACCTTCAACGTATCTTACTTCTGTCTTTCCATTGGGGGAATCTTCAAGAGAGATGACGCCTTCTTTGCCTATCTTCTGGAATGTTTCAGAAATAAGTTTTCCAATTTCAGCATCTCCATTGGCAGAAATAGTAGCTATTTGTTCAATTTCAATTGGATTAGAGATGACCCTAGATTTTGATTTTAGGTATTCTATAGCATAACTGGTTCCCCTATCTATTCCTCTTTTAAGGTCAATAGGGTTTTCCCCGTCATCAATGGCTTTCATTCCCTCATTAATGATATGTTGGGCTAAGACGGTTGCGGTGGTTGTCCCATCACCTGCAATATCACAAGTCTTCATGGCAACTTGCCGGATAAGTTCAGCCCCTACGCTTTCAAACTCATCATAAAGCTCTACTTCCTTCGCAACGGAAACACCGTCCTTTGTAATGCGGATTGGGTAATGCGTATTCTTAATGATAACATTTCTGCCTTTTGGCCCTAACGTTACTTTAACGGCGTCAGCTATTTTATTGACACCAATAAGAATCTTTTCCCGTCCTTCTTTTCCAAAGGCCAGATGTTTAGGAAGCATGTTTAACCTCGTGTTCTTCTAGTAAACTTTGTATCATTTTCGACAACACGAGCATTAAAGGCATTGTTGTCTGCGAATTGCGTTAAGGCTTCAGATGCTTCTTGATTTTGCAAAGCTTCATCTCGATAGTAAGCATCTTGCTCTAAATACATATCTTTTGGCTTTTTCATGAGCATCATGCCGCCTTTGCGGATGGAACCAGGGAACCGTTCGCTGATACGGTCATTGAAGATATCGATCACATTTAATTCTGGATGATCTGTGGCCGCAACAGGAGCCCATCCATCATCCAAAGCATTGGTGAAATTATCAATATCGTCCTGATTATCAAGGCGTGTCCGTATATATCCATATTGCAAATGGGCTGGAATCTTGGATTTATCAAAGTAGAGTCTTCCCTTATGGGCTGTTGTCGCTTTAATAGAATGACGAACATCATTACGGGATCTAGAGGCGACTATATCTTGTACACTTCCTCTATCGTCTTGAGGTTCATAGTCCCATGCGCCAACACCTTTTCCATCAGAATCCATTTCTGAAACATCAGATTTGTTTCTAGCCATTTAATATACCTTCCTATTTTTGTTGAAGTTTCATTTTTTGATAAACAACTTCACATTGTTTAAAATCTCTAATTATGCGCCCCTTATCGTCCCTTATCTTCCCCCAGAGACCATGAGCATATTGCTTTTCAAGGTCTGACAACGGAGGGGGAGATGATTTCCTGGGGTTATTTGAGGGAATGTTTGTACGTGTAACAGGGGTTACAGTTGAATTTTGAGGATTCATCGTTAACCTTTCCTGCTTAGGTTGTGTTTTTTGAGGCAAAGGCACGGAGAATTCTTCATGAACGTGATTGGTGATTTGATTCCAGAAATCCTCCGTTCCTATTTCATCTCCCTTCCCTTGGAGTTTATAGGTTTTGGCAAGTCTGACTTCATAGTCTGCTGCCTCGTCAAGCATTTCATTATCAAAATTAGAAGAATTACGATCTGCCCAAGAGTTTCTCTTGACCCAATCCATAGCATTTGCACGATAGGTTTCATCGATTTCATCATTTTGATGATGATTTTGGGGGTCTGGTCTTTGAGGTGTTGGTTGACGGGATATATTTTGATAGCGTTGCTTTTCCTGTGATACGCGCAGCTTCTCTGCGCTATATTGAGCTAAGAGATCTGAAGCTTCGACTTCCGTGTTATAATCGCCTTCCTCTTTGGCAGATATAAGGGCTCTTTTGATATTGTCTATATTAGCTGAAAGAGTTCTTTCATAGTTTTCTAAGCTTTGCTGCTCTGTAAGGTGCAATCGATGTTCTAGATTCTTCTTTTCATAAAGAGTATCTTCATATAAGGATTTGAACTGGTTCTTTTCCTTTGTAATGGAAGAGATTCTTTTATCTCTTGGCACATTACGGGATCGCTTCTTTACCTCTTCTTCCTGCTTGTCATTATCTGACTCTTCCTCTTTTTCTTCTTGTTCTTGCTCTTGAGGGAATGTGTCTTCTTCTTGCTCTTCCTCTTGTTCAGGTTTATCGTCGTTTTCCGTACGGATAACAACATCTTTTTGCTTTTCATTAATTAGGAGATTTTTATCATCTTCCGTGAAAATGCCGTCTGCGATTTCCCATGTAATGCTTTTGGCTTTTTCATCATCTACAAGATTAATAATAGGTTCCGACGTGGTTCGAGTCTTTGATTGAGAGGATTCTGTCATATATTAGTTTCCGACTGATTTGTTGTAGTTACAGATGGATGGATCAGGAATGATCCCAATGATGTGAGCGTCCTGAAGCCATTGGCATTTGACGCCATTCAGAACATCGAACGTGCCTTCGTATTTGTAGAAACGAACAAAGTCCCCAATTTCAGGCTTAATATCCCAATCTAGAAACTTATGTCCTTGAAATGCCGCACTCCCTATGGCAAGAATCTGCCCGACAGCTAATTGATATTCGTCGCGCTCTTTGGAGATATCAGGTCGCTCTAATAGAGTTGCCTGACCATCTGAGGTAAGGAAGTTATCTCCAAAATTATGAGTTCTTATTAAAATCTGCCACCCAAGGGCTATTGGATGCTTTTCACCTATTACTTCTCGAATTAATTCATTGGTTGGAAACTCTCTGGTCATTCAGTTTCCTTTAATTCATTGCTTGAAATGGTTCTGCTTCTACGACTTCGCCTTCTGTAACTTGAGGACTAATTACAGATGGTTGATTAAGAGAGTTCTCGAACTTTTCACGTTCAATTTTGAAAGTAGAAAGACAGGCTTTTACACCTTCCGTAATTGCACTATGTTCAAGAAGCTCTATTTTAGTGGCAAAAGCTGCTAAGGTAGCTTGATTTCGTGATGTAATGGTGTCTTCCATGAGCTTTTGAAAAGATTCTACGAGAGCCTTGTAATCCATTTTTCTTCCCTTTGTTCTAATTTTAATATAATTGTAGATATAATCTTAGATAAGCCCATTGGATAATGTCAATTGGTTTTATTTTAGTATTAAAGTATTGTTAAAATGAGTTTAAATATATATTAAAAGGAGTTAATGTGAATGGCATTAGTGTTAATTAAATCTAACAAATTTGGTGGTGGATATAAATCAAAGCACATAGCCGTTACATTTATGAAGCTTAAAAGAAAGATATTGAATACCTATACAGTTGACCTAAAACTTCCTGAGATGGTCTTGCAATATTTGAAGATCAAAGAGGGTGACAGATTGAGTGTCTATATGGATGATGAAGATAAATATCTAATGTGTCTAAAAAAAGCAGAGACGAGAGAAAATTCCCATAAGGCTTACTTCTATGCAGGGTATACAGCATCAATAAAGTTCACATGGAGATTTTATGTACCAGAACCTCATCAAATGAAGATGAGAAGGGTAAAGTTTGAAATGAAGGATGACTCAGTTTTTGTTGATGTCTCAAAGGCAATTTGAGGATAAAGACACTCCCAAGAGGAAACACTGCTAATTAATAATATCTTTATCCTCATAAAAATATTATCAATGAGAAATAAAATGGTCAAATAAAAAGAGATCCTTTTTTAAGGGATCTCAGTTTATGATATAGTGTAAAGAGAACTGATAATCTTATGCATTATCATCTATAATTATCAATTTAATAATTTATCAAGTCAATAACTATATTTTAAGATGCAAGCCAACATTAATAGAATGAATGGCTGACTTGGTCTTCAAATTAGTTTTTGATCCAAGCTTTCCAGCTTCAGCATGGTTTTTAACTGGATGAATAGAATACTTGTATTCTGTTCTCATGGTTACGTTTTTGTCTACTTCCGTCTCAATACCAAAGCCAGGAACAAAAGCTGTGCTATAATAGGACTTTTCTAAGCTTGTGATGTTGTCAGCGACTCTGTTCTTTCCATCAAAGTTATTTCTGAACTTTCTCATTTCAACGCCTAGCTTGATATAAGCTTTCGTCGTTGGGTTCATCTGCCTCCCTACGTGAAATGCCATTCCTGTATTATGACTTGAGCGAATCGTAAGGGTTTGAGGAAAGTTCACATCTGCGAGAGAAAGAAGAGACTTTGTCTCTAGGGAGCTTAAACCAAAATGAACTTCACCAGCTAACCAGAAGTTTTCAACGAATTGTCCATAACCAACAAACAGTTCACCGTGAAAGTTTGAAGCACTATGGTTTACGTTGTTGTTCTGAAGAGCACGTACGCCAGCATTTGTTCTATCTGCACGAACTGTCGAGTTGCCTGATAGATGAGAATGCCCTAGAGCAAGACCATAATAGAACCCTGTATCCGATTTTGTGCTTTGCGAAAACAGGAGTACCAATGATAATAGTTTTAATGTTTGAATAAATAGCTTTTGCATGTTTAAATCCTTTTAAAAAATAGTAATAAAAAAGGGGATAGAATAATCTACCCCCCAACGTTTAATTAGTCGTATTGACCTTTGCGCATTTTGCCTACGCCTCCAGCAGCCATTTTCTTACAGCCACCCATCTTCATTTTCATCTTTGGCATCGCTCTACCGCCTTTTGCCATAACGTCCATATTCATAGGTGATTTGCCATGCATGGCTTTCACTGTAGAAATATGGGTAATCGGCGCATTATCATGACCGAGAACTCTATCGATCTCAGGAAATGACTGACTGTCTCCTACGGTAGACTTCTTCATTTCTCCAACATAAGAACTATGTGCGTAATTCTTCGCAACATTACCACCTGTGCTCATTTTCTTGCCTTCGCGATGACGGCCCATTCGTTTGCCCATCATGTCTCCTTCATCCCTATTATGCTTATTCATTGTCTTGACCTTTCAAAGTTTAAAGTTATCATCCCTTATCCTCCAAGGAATGCAGCAGATGAAACCATCCACCTCTTAAATATTATCATAGAACAAGAGGATAGGATAAAAAAAGAGATACATTTTAATTAAATTGTAATAATATGTGACATGATAGGAATACATTAGCCCGGTAGCTGGTTTTCTTTCAGTTCCCATCTATTCTATTCCTATCACTTAGATCTTGCCGGATTGTATCTTTGCTTCTATTTCTATCTTTTGTAATTCCAACTTCTCCCTCTCCAATTTGCGATCTTCTTCTTTTGATTGGAAATCAAGTTGGGCTTCGAACGCTTTTTCACGTGTATTAAGTTCTGTATCCTTGCCTCTTTGAATAACGGCTTGTTCTTCAACCTTAACTTTCTCCATAAGAACAAGAGAAGGATCAAGAGGAGGAGGTGGAGATGGATTATTTTGTTGTTGTTCCGCTTTAAACTTCTGAATAGCCATAGCTGACATTTGAGATAGTTGATTCTGTTGCTCTAGAGGAATTTTTGATCTATCGTCTGGCAATATAATACCACCCATCATAGATTGCATCTGTATTTGATATTGCATTGACATATGTTCAAAATAATGAGCTTGGGCTTGAGCTATCATTTCAGGTGTTGCATTAGGCATAGATAAAATTTGTTCATGGGTTATCATATGAGAAGGGTGGTCTTGATCTATAAATGCTTTTACAGGAACTCCTAACATAATATTTTGATTTTCCGACATCGCATCCAGTTCATTTATCTTTTTCTTATCGGGTAAGAAAAGCTCAATTTGATATTCTGAAAGATTGTGAGCATGAAGAAAATTCTTTTCAACTTCATAAATATCATACAATTGTGGGGATTGTAGAGCTGCTTCTCTAATTGTCTGGGCTCTAATAAGCCTTTGCATCTTTGTTGTAACGTGGGGATCAGCTAAGGGTTCAATTGAGATAAGATTATCAAAATCGTTCCGGTTGATCTGAAACTTTCCCTTGGATCTATAAAATGTAAAGTCTTCCTCTGACATCCACTCAGAGAACCTTTTGTACATCAACTTGAACTCACGCGTCATGGAGTTACGCAGTCCACGTGTAATCGTGCTCTGAATGAGCAAAATATTGTCAAGGAGGGCGTATGTCGTCCCTACTGGTGCATTAGGGTTAAAATCTGACATTTGGGTCGTAGCGGTGCCCATAATGAGAGAACCAGATCCCTCAAGATCTTTCCTCAAGTCATTAATCATCGGATTGGCATCTTTGTAAGGCATTGGCATAACAACATCACGAAGGGGTAATCCGCCTGTTTCAACTTCTTTGTATTCAGTTGGGCCAATTCTTAAGTTATTATCTGGGTTCTTGGTGCCATTAATGCCTTTGGCACACAAACCGCCAGGAAAGTTAGAAAGGGTGTTTGCGTCCATTGTCTGGCGCAAGAGCTGGGTAGAGGTTTGGGATAATCCACCGATGAGGTGAGCCGCTCCAAGCTTATAGAAACCAAAACCTGGGATGAATCCATAATCGATATAGAATGTCTTTTCTTCATCTGGATTGTCTTTTTCCCAGTTAGTATGAATAGCCACAACCTTTTTTGAGTCTCTATGGATTTTAACGATGTAGGGACGGAACTTGCTCTCAGCTAATGGTTCTTCCTCTTCATTCTCGTTTTCTTGCATGTCGTCTGATTCTTGAAGTTCTTCTTCATTCAGATAAACGTGACATTCGTAGAAATCTTGGAGGATCTTCTTATCATAATGGGGATCTGTTACCCCCTCTGACTTTTCTACAGCCATTTTAACGGGAGACTTGGCATCATCTTCATCATTGGAATCTAGATCAACTTCTATAAACTCGCCCGTTTGCATACAGTTTGCTATTTGTCGTCTGTCTAACTGGAATATCTCTGTTTTGCGCCAACAAGTGTTGATATCGGAGGTATCATAGTTAACAACAAAGTTATAAGGAGATACGAATTTCGAGTTTAGTTTCTTGAGCATAGGGTCAAAATAGACTTTTCTTACCACCGTTCCGCTAAAATCAACCCACATGACCATTTTCTCAAAGTCCGGGTAATAAGGGATTTCATTCAAGAGATAATGATTGAAGAAGCTTTCAATCTTATTGGCTTGTTCTTCCAGCTCTTCTGTTTCTTCTCCAATGATGACAAACTTGCAAGGGCCATCTTGAGGCAATAGCTCTGAAATGGTCATTGCATAGGATTTGATAAGCTCTTGCATGAGGAGAGGAGAATAGGCACCGGAAGCACCATCAAAGGGGAATGACTTGTATTCTATCTTGAGCCCGATTTGTTCGAACTTTTCCTTGATGTTGGTTTCCCAATCTGTGCGTGAATCAAGGTCTTGTTCTATTTCTTCACATAGCTTTGCACCAAGTTTAGTCAGGAAGTGAGGTGCTGTTTCGGATAATCGTTCCGCAAGGTTTTCATCTTCACGGCCAGAAAAGTCCGGCATTCCTTGAAATATTTCCTCTTCACCCATCATATTTTGTATTAATGAGGGAACCTGAAACATGTGCTCTTCAATGTCAATTTCTTGGGGTTGTGTTTCCATATTCATTCATCAATAATAAAGTACGTATCTATAATTTTAGACGAATTTTAGGAATATACAACCTCTATTACAAGCAAGGTATAAATGAACGTAGACATTTCCGAGATATTAAAGAGAAAAGCCGCATTAGAGGAAGAAAAGATATTATTTGGAGGGGAGGTTTATCTTAATCGTCATATTCTGCCTCCTATCACGATAGATATGGATAATAACGAAGACTATAGGGGTTACGTATCCTCTATTAAGCATATAGCAGAACAGTTCGGTGCAGATTGCTGTCATCTGTTTGCAGAGCTTTGTTACTTGTATAAAATCATGGATGAAGAAGATTTAAAGCATCCTCTAAAACTCCCGATCCAACAGATAGGCTCACATATCCTTGGCAAGATATCCCTAGCTATCCTTCAAACAAACAAGATACAAGAAATTCTCCTAGAGAATGAGGAATATGAGCTTTCAGGCGAAGATTATTGTTTCATCATCATTATGTTGCAAGACCTATTCAACACCTATTGCTATATGGTTGCGTTCCTACAACGCAAACAATACCTCAATGATGCTTTGCGAGAATCCATTAGAGAGCGATTGATGTTCTTGATCTCTGGGTCGTTTGAAGAGCTACGTGAAATGTTCTTGGTAGCTCAATCCTATGATATCATTGAAAAGCGCATGGAAGAAGGAAAGATGAATACGATTCATTAACAGTTGTCTAATGTTTTGAATATCCTTATTTTAAACAGTATTATAGGATTCCTCTAGCTTTTCATGAGCTTTTTTCAAGACTTCATTAAGTTTGATTAAAAATATGTCTCGGATTCTTTTCATAGGAGTTTTAGGAGCCTTCCCATGCAGTTCGTTCATATTATAAACATCATAAATTGTCTCCATAAACTCATAATCAGGAAATTTTGTTGATTTAAATACTACATACAATCCGCAGGTATTTCTATTAATGGCAACAAATGCCTCCAGCTCAACATATACTTCCATATCTCTAAATGTTCGACAAAATCTACGGTAATAATGAGATTCATGCATGATCATTGAAAAAAGAGGTTTTAACATTCTATGAACGGAATATATTTTACTAATAGAACTTCTCCCCTTGCAAATTATCGAAGTTATTTACGATATAGTCATCGTCTGGGTGATCGATCCACCCTCCAAGCCTAAGCTTAAATAAAGCTTGGCTCATGCTATCTATAACGTCAAGAGAATCTGAATCATTAGGATAGGTGGCACACGCATTGAGGAATGTATCCGCAAATGGCCGTAATTGTGTATAGCTTGGAGCCTTAGCGGGTAGCCATATCTTACCAGCTTCAATGATGTGAGAGAACTTACGAAGTCGATCTATCTTCTTGCCACCAACTTCGTTTCTTGGGTCAAACTTAGTGAAGATAATACCCGCTCTGCTTAATTCCTGAATCAATGGCCCACCGTTAGCTTTGTTTTCAACCAATATCATATCGGGCCTCAAGATAAAGTCTTCCGGGACTGGATCATCTCGTCTGGTATCAAGATAGTTCTTAGCAAGCCTTATCATCATACGCCTAACGTCCGGATGCTCTAATCTCCCTCTCCACATACTCAAGAGAATGATTTGATTAGCATCGTATTGATCTTTAAAGACTCCCCATGTCGTACAGGCACTATAAGAAGCTGTTGCAGAATTGCTATAGGCTGTATCCCATGATTGAAGGATGTATTCACATCTAGGAGGGTTAGGATACTTCCACCACTTAAACCATGCTTTCTTAAGAATACCACCCTCGGCAGGGGCAGGACGTTGTTGTAACTGTCCAGCTTGGATGTATTCTGTGCGCATTTTAGCTTTAAGTTTGGCAAGTTCCAAATGACCTATTCGCTCAGGCCATAATAGATATCCCTCTTCCTTTCTTGGATCAATCCATACCTTACCTTTCAGAGAAGGCAGAATAACAGTTGAACAACGTCTACCCTCTTCAAATTCCATAGGTAGGCAAAGATGAACGAGGTCAGGGATCTCTTGAGAAAGGATGTGTCCTGAGTAGTCTTGTGCATGAAGTCTTTGTTGAACAGCTATAAAACACCCAGTCTTAAGATCGTTTAGACGTGAGGAAAGAACGAAGTCACACCAATCGTTTGTGCTTTCACGAACTGTATCCGACTCTGTATCACCCGCATTGTTGGGGTCGTCCAGAACAATGATGTCACCACCTTCACCCGTTGCCGTACCTCCAACAGATGAAGAAATGCGATACCCGGTCTTATCATTATCGAACCTAAGCTTTGTATTAACATCTCCGGCTAGATGAAACAAATGCCCCCAACGATCCTTATACCACTTAGAATTGATGATGCGCCTACACTTGACGCTATCTTTCATGGCTAAGCGTTCAGCATAGGAAAGGTAAAGGAATTGGAGTTGAGGTTCGTCTATCCACCCCCACGCAGGAAACATCACAGAGACCGTTGTGGACTTCATACAGCGTGGAGGCATGTTTATAAGAAGGTTCTTGATGTGTCCCTTCTTGACGGCCTCTAGATGCTCACAGATGGCCTGAATATGCCACCCATCTACAAACTCTCTTCCTCCTTCGACAATATGCCACGCACCTTGTATAAAGTTATGGAGGGTAGATCCGTAATGATTAGCTTCGTCTATGAATTGTTGATTGATAACGGGCTCAAAGGAATGAAGGCGTTCTTTCCAATCGGTAAGGAATTTGAGGCTGGAGGAAATACGCAAATAAAATCAATCTCATTGTGAATAACATGAGATATATTGTTACGGGAATTGATTAGAGGCGCAAGATATTTAAAATTTTATCTTTTAACTCATAAATAAACTACATTTCCTCATTTACATCATTAAGTCTTCAATGGTCATTTCACTTCCCCCTCCAGCCTATCCAAAGCTCTTTGCTCTGCTCGGTATTCTATGTAGAGTTGCTCTGCACGATCTTTGATCTTTTGGTCAATTGATAAAGTTTCATTGGGCAACCTGTTATAATGCCATCCATACAATGTACCTAAAGCTATCCCAACTGCAAAAATAATACATACCCAAAGAATAAACTTATTTACAAGCCAGTTTGCCAAAGCGTCACCCATCGTTAAGTCCTGTAGTAAATTGTGTAAACTAAAGATATGTTCAGCAAACAGAATAAAATAGCTGAAGAGCCGTATTGTTGCCACTCGATCAATAGTCCAATGAGTCCTGCAAGCAAGATTTGGAGATAAAAAAAGAAATACATACCCGTCACCCTCTATCCCATGGATTATCTTCTAACATACCCTTTATATCAGACAGAAGACCTGCGACCATAAATGCAAAGATTCCCATTGCAGTCTTATAACAATCAAATCCCAAACAACCCCAAATGGCAATAGTGGAATATATCGGCCAAATATCAAAATTATTCTTTTTCATCGTTCTTTTCTCTATTTGATTCTACTATATCACGTACGACCGTTATAAGTGATTCCGTGTCCTGATCTGTGTCGTATACATCCAAAGCAACAGTTAAATATGCTATAGCGTATTTAGGCTTAGATATACCTCTCAAAAGATCATCTCTAAATGTTCTTAGTTCTCTCATCATCATTCTCCTATTGTTAATAACTACTTCCTCATCTTTATCAACCCAAAAACACTATGTCAACAATTTTTATTGACAATGGCTTGCCATTGGCCTATGTTAATACGTGAAAGGAGTTCATAAGTATGTCCAAAAGATCAGAAACTAGTAAAAAACTAATATTGTGGATAGACAAAGAGATCAAGGAAAAAGGGGATGAAATCATCTATAACTTAGGATTAAAGCCAGCAACGGTTATAAACCTCATGTATAGGCAGATCATCAATCAGAGGGAGATACCTTTTAAGATAACGATGCCGGATATCCTACTTTCGCCAAATCCCAATATCACAAGACGGTAGATTAAGAATAATTAAAGGAGATGAAAAATGAGTGAAAACAAACAAGAATATTACATTATTGACCCAGAAACCGGGGATACAATTGATATGAGAGGGACAGATCCCGATATCTTGGAGGGAATTATGTATTCTTATGAAGGCAACTCAGAAGATGCAGATCGTATTGGAGTCTTTCTCTACCAGAACTATATGTATTCTAAGAGAGAAGGAACTTATACGGCATTTGGGGCATATGATTAACAGGAGAAAATAAATGAATAAGGAACTTGAAGATAAACTTATGTCAGTGGTTAAAGACTACACCAAACCAGTGGCTATAGAATCACTCGTGAGATGTATATGTAATTCTGCCTCGCAAGAGTGGGACGGGTCGCCACCTTCCAATCAAATCTATCAACTAGGATATCTTATAAATAACATTACCAACCAGATGCATCAGTATTTTGCCCCTCTTTTTCATCACGTTTCGTTGATGACTGCTCCAGGGGTTGAAAAGAAAGATATGCATTGACCTGTATCTTCCCTGATGATTCATCTATTACCTCATATACTTGAACATGGAGATTGTCAGGGAATTCTTTAAGACGTTTGATGTAATCCTTCAAGACCATATAACAAATGATCCAAAAACATATACGAACACAGCTACCATGATACCAAGATAAAGCCCTAATAGGAAAGATCGTGGGCTAAAGCCAATTTCTTCGTCTGTCATTTAAATTCCTGCCTTTTTCATACGTTCGTTAATATCGCTTATCATTTCAGCTATGGTCGTTGTCTCAATCGTCTTTTGACGGGAATTTATCATAGAGAAGAGCTTCTCACCCTCATCAATGGTAATATGACCATCTGCGACTTCTTTAAAAATGATGGTCTGATTCTTTGTAATATCTTCAAGAGTATTAAGCCTTCCAACATCAATCTTGATAGCTCTAGCACCTTTGGCATTAGGCAATACTTTATTAACGAGAAACATTGCTACGTCTTTATCGCCTTCAGTGGCTAACTTATCTAACATATCGTAATGACTCCTGACTCTTTCTTCACCAATTCTATGTAGTTCTAGTAGGGCTTTGTTCTTGCTGCCATTCTGTCTTCCATTTTGGATTTTGTTTCCATTGTTTAAAGTCGAATTTCCTGTAGAAGTCATTGATTACTTACAACCTTTTCATATAAATCGTTAATATCAAAACCTTTTAAATATATTATGCCTCTTTTTTCTAATGATTTCTTTTTTTCTTCATAATCTTTATCTGACTTTATTTTATTATCTTTTTCTATAATATCAATTAAATAAACTAGACAGAAAGTTTCCTCTTTTTTTATTTCGTGGGGATTAAACAACCCTCCAATCGTCTTAAGGGTGGTTTTTGTAAAAGGGAAAAGGACTATCAAATCAGCGTGATGATGACGTAATACGGATATTCTGGCATCAGGATAAGAATCAAACATATCCAAAAGCTTAATTATTTTATTCTTCTTGAGCTCTTCATCTGATAGACGAGGGATGAATTTCTTCTCAGCAGCCTTAACTTCTTTGGTGGGAGTGGTTTTAGTCTTTTTCATTTGGTGCCTCAATGTTAATTCCTAATGACTTGATACAATCTTCTCGTGAGATCATCTCAAAGGTTCTTTCAATGTGAATGATATCTTCAAGGAGAAAACAGGTGTTGGGATCAGAAAGCATATTCTGGCCGTCTGATGTATAATACCAAAGCTCTTTGTTTGGGATTGTAGTTCCCCCTATCTTGGTTCGGTAGTAAGCAAAGTCATTGACCTCTTTGTCATAGAATCTCAACATACCGTTCTTGGCCCCAAGCTCCAGGGATGGGTAATTGGAGTATATTTCATTATCGACTCTATCCCATTGGCGCCAGCAACGATCAACACCCAATTGTTGAATAGTTACTAACCTCATAGAAGGAATGAGCTCAAACGCTTCTACCCAATCCTTAACATAAAATTTAATTGTTGGATCAATCGGCCAAACGATATCAATTTGGAAAAAATATGAACTAGTGATCTCTTTTTCATGTTCACAATCTCTGTAATTAGAGCACCCTTCTACACAACCCCAAATCATTCTTTTGACATTTAGAGGGATGTCACTCTGATAGGGAATTAATTTTGCTATACTTTGATCGGGAAGCCAGTTTTTTGATGCGCTCCAATAGTTCCTGATTATCCAGTATTTAAGCTCTTCATGTGTACACTTATACTTTTCGTGCAAGATTCGATAAACTTCTGGATATCTAATAAATTCTGGAAGAGTGGTCATGAATATTCCTATATGTAATATCTAATGATGTATTCAAAGAGAATGATTGAACAAAATATGAGCAAGAAGCATAAATAGAGAAATAAGATAAACTCCATGGGATTCATAGTTGTTCATCTCTTTCCCTGTTATCAGACACATATCACCTAATAAATAAAATTTTATCTATTTTATGATAATACTACCTTTTAAAAAAATTCCACAATTAAATTTCTCCTGCATCTACATAATCTGCAATATCAAGAAGTTTTCGTTTAAATGATTCAAGAGCCCCAACCATTGGAAAACATTTAATTTTATCGGTATTTATTGAGTATTGAGTAAGAATAAGATCATCTTCAATCCAAGCCAGGGCAACAAAGCCCTGGCACTTTTTTTCTTTACAAGATTTTAAAAATGTTTCTATTCCATCAATAGATCCTTTGTGATATTTTTTCTTTTTAAAGCGTTGCTTCTTAAAAGGTATCACATTGATTTCATTCATTTAATAATGATACATCCCGCAGGCAAATATCCACCATTATTTCCACATTCAGGAGTTTCAGGGTCATCATGCTTATAGGTAAGCTCTTTCCGGTAAAAATCCTTCTTTAACAGTTCTGGCTCTTTTGAGATCTTTAAAGTAAGGCCATAGGTTATTTTAATGGTGGTGTGATAAACATCTACGGCAGAATAGACATGTCGAGCGTGACGCGTCTTTCTCTGCCACTGTGACGTGATAACCCATTCTTTGAAACAAACGGCTACATCGGAAGCTCCAACTCTTTCTTCTCTCATTTCCAAATCAAAGAGAGCTTCACCCTTTTCTCTGAATATTGAGCCATCTTCACGTTTGTATTCCTTGATTAAATAGGTGGTGACCCTTCCCCCAAGAGTTAGAACCCCTGAGTTTTCCTCTAATTCTCTCATATAGACATAAGGGTATTCTTGTTCTTTCAGAAAGACCTTGTCGAGTTTACGATGTCCACAGATTACTGAAGTGTTGATTTGGCACTGCGAGGATTTGTGGTGATCGTCGTGTAGCCATGTCTTAGTGAAAAAAGGCTGTATAGACAGGGTCTTGGTCTTTTCATTGGTTGTTGCGTCTACAATGGCCATTATGATCGTGTCGTGAGGCACCAGCTCGCGGATGGATACAATTGTATGTTGATCCTTAAAGAATTCGTCTTCAATGACTCCTATGCCTTCAGCCCCTTTAGCATTTGGGGAAAGAAGGGCAAATAACATGCCAAAAATGAAGGTTATGAGAATTGTTGAAAGGACAAGGGGAAGGATAAGATGTTTTGATTTGTTTTCCATGATGTTTACTCCTCAAGATCTAATGAGTCTAGATACTCTTTAAATTTAGCAAACTTTATACATTTTGAACAAGGCTTCATCCATATTTTCCATAATCCCCATTTTAAAGGAGGCCCCGCAATAATTTCAAAGTTTTTTATTTGATTGTCGTTGATGATTAATCCTGATTTTTCCATGCAATCAAAAACAATCTTAAGCCCATTGTCTCTATCTCTTTTTCTGTTATCTGGGGGAAATTGGATGATTTTAACAGAGACATCATCATCGCCAAAGGTAAAGGCTCTTGTTGTGTAAAAGATAGTTGAGACAGCGACCTTCTTATAGCTACGTGCATCTTTGGTAAGATATCTTCCCCTTTTATTGTTTGGAGAGGATTCTAAGGCATTTACGTACATTTTGTTGACAGAGGGTGGCCAAGCAAGGTCAAATTGAATTTCTTGAGTCATGGCTTATCCCCCAAATCCATAAAATTTTAGGGATTGCCCCCAAAATTAAAGTTGCGTAATATATTTTTATAAATCTACTCCTATTGATTTATAAGTCTACTTTACCATAGACTAACTACTGGGGTGGGTCATCTTTGTTTAGTTTCACTAAGGGGGGATGATCTAGCTCCGGCATTTCATTTATTAGATTCATTGGTATAGAATCAGCTAAGAAATTAAGAAAGTCTAACTCCCTTACCGCTGATTGCTTAACACCATTAAAAAACCCCACTCCACCATGGTCATTGTTAATTTCAATTATGAGGTTCTCTAAATTTTTACACCTCTTTTTCAAGAGATCGTGTTGATTTATTAATATAAATCTTAAAAAATCTATTTCATTCATCATGGTTTACCCTTTTGAAAGAATTCTCAAAATATTCTACAACATCCTTTCGGCGGAAAAAGTACTTAAATCCTGGGCGACTAAAGGGCAAATCAATGTGTCCCTCCATAAGCTCCTTCATAAACCGACGATACCCAATGTGCATTATTTTTGAAGCTTCGTGAGCACCAATGTATTCTTTTTTCTTTTTCATCTAAAAATCAATCTCTGCAAATCATTGTTATCTGTTATTAGCATCTTAATTTTTCTTCCACAATATGGAATTTGAGTTAATCCCGTGATTTATCAACAAACACCACACTGCTAAGCAATGTATTTGGTTCATGCGGCCATACGAGATGGTTGGAGACTATCCAGGTATCTTGTGGCAGCTATAAACGATGGTTCGCCCTCCTTTCCAGCTAGAACGGTTTTCAAAGCATCAAGAATCAGATCGTTAGGTTCTGAAGGTAGATCGATTGTGTCGCATGGCTTTTCAACAATGGGGATGGTATGCTCTTGGGCTACCCCTCTTTCCACAAAGTTATCCACAATTTTAGAAATATTCTCTCTAACTTCATGTCGATAAGGTCGGCGTAAGGTGTTTGGTTTCCGATATATCGGTTTCTTGGGAGGGTAATCTCTAGGCGAGTTATCCACAGATTTTGAAATCCCAACTGTATTAATACAAGGTAATGGGTAGGTAATGGGTAGGTTGGGTGCAGATTTTTCACCCCTGGGGTGCAGATTTTTCACCTCTAGGGATGCAGATTTTTCACCCCCCAAATGGTTTTCAGATAGGTTATCCACACATTGTTGTTGTTCAAGGATTGCCTCAAGAAGCTCTATATTTATTCTATAGTGAGCAGGTGATCGAGGAGTATCAGCTTGGGTACAAATCATGTAGTTACCCGCCAACGTCTCATTACGCATGTTAATTATGGTGCGTACTGAAAGATCAAATTTTTCTGCTAATGTGGCATTGGAAACCCGAATGCCCGTTCCATCTGAGTTAGCGTATTTCAGCATATAAAAAAGAAATGTCTTTTGGGTATTGTTGAGAGATTTGTTGTCTACGATCAGGTTCATGAGTTTAAAGCACATTGATTTTCCTAAAATTAAAAAAAGTTTAAATTATATGGAAAAAGTACTTGAAAAATATCTTCGGCTAAGATATAACCCTATATATAGTTAGAGGGTGATTTGTTTTTGTTTCAAGCTTTGTTTCAAGCACTTTTCTGTTTCAAGCACTTTTCACCATTTCGATTAAAAGCGCCTTTTACCGGGCGCTTTTTTTTGCCTGATGATTTCATTTATCTGAAGGAAGCCTCCTAAAAATTAAATTTTTATCTAGTAGCAGATAATAGGGGGGCTGTCCAAAATATTCAATCTCTTTTTTCTTGCCTTTTTTCCAACCTTATGACATATATGGCCTTGAAAGTTAAGCATTCGGACTTTCAATCATGTGGTAATGATAGTGGTTTTGTTGTTTCCTTGGGGTGTGTTTATTGCTGAACACGTCACCTAAATAACAAACAAAGACCCTGGGGCCCTTACGCTCCGGGGTTTTTTGTTAATATTCTCTTAATCTTTAAGAAATATTGTTAATTGTCATTTTTATTGTTGACTGTCATAAAAAGATATGTTTTACTGAGATTGTTAGTGAATAATAACTTTTTGTTTGTAAGGAGACAAAAATGGCAGAATACGATTTTAACCATGATAAAGCATACTGTGTTGAACAGTGCTTGTTTAAAACATCTCAAGGTCAAGTTCCAGCACCTAGAATTATCCTAAAGCCTTCATCGTTTATAGAGAGCCTTATAAATGGCCTAAGCTTTGAATGTGTGCAGATCAAGACCGAAAAATTTCATTTCACATTCTTTAAGACTGAGCAAGAAGCATCCGATTATCTGGATGCCCTAAGCCTACCTTTGCAATAAGGGGCTCTTGTATCATCAAAACATCAGTGCAACACTTTTAGGTAGAAAAGATTAGGAGGATATTAATATGACAGCAAAACTAAACACGATAGAGAACACTTGGGAATCAATTAAAAAAGGTAACTTTGTTAATGATTATGCTAGCGAACAACGCACAGCTCTACAGAAGGCCATAGACAGGAATGCGGACACTATAAGGGTAGAACGCAAGAAAGAGGTCGAAGACGGCGACCTACGCATGTTTGACGGCAAGGGATGGGTTCAGTTCTGTATCCATAAGGCACGAAAGCTTATCAATGAAGATCGGATATTTGTGGCTACTCAGGAAAGAATGTCTGGATTGTGGATCAATCACAGCAATGAACACGTCAGGATTTTAAATGAAAGCCTTGATGGTAACAAAAATATAAATGATTTGAGGGATGTTTATCATGAGCATCTGACAAACAATGGTAAGGGAATTGATTTTGAAGAGATAAAGAATCACGTTATCCATGGATACGAAAGTCCCAGCCAATGGGAAAAGAAGATGCATGAACAAGATGAAATATTACACAAAGAAGAAGATTTGGTACAACGTACGGGGTATTTTATATGAAAATGTTAAAAAAAGCTGAAAATCAAACTGCATTCGGAAAAGTTGGGTTATACGGGGATGCGGGAAGCGGAAAAACGTTTACTGCCTCTTGTATAGCCATAGGATTACACAAATTTGCTAAGTGTGAAAAACCTATTGCATTCTTTGATACGGAGCCATCATTAAGCTATGTTCTCCCCTTATTTAAAGAAGCAGGTATAGAGGTGTTTTCTTATGAATCAAGGGCCCTCTCTGACCTAATGGCATTTATGGAAGAGGCTGAAAAGGAATGCTCTGTTGTTATCATTGACTCTATTACACACGTTTGGAGAGATGTTCAGAAATCCTATATCGACAAGCTTAATGAAATGAGGAGGAAAAAAAATCAAACACCCCTACAAAAGCTGGAATTCCATCATTGGGGAGCTATTAAGGATGTTTGGGCAAAATTCACCGACAAGTTTCTTTCGTCGAAAGTTCACATCATTTTATGTGGGCGTGCATCATCAATATATGAATATCAAACAAACGATAATGGAAAGAAGGAATTGATAACCAATGGTACCAAGATGGCTACTGAAAAGGAACTTGGTTATGAGCCATCCCTTCTTATTGAGATGATTAAGCACAGAGAGCATGGAAAAATTATAAATAGAGCCCTCATTGAAAAGGATAGGTTCAATTTCATAAATGGGGATGAAATAGACTTTATACCTCATAAAGGGGTGAGCCTAGATAACATCATGAATGTTTTTGATAGAGTAAAGCCACACTTTGATTCTCTAAATCTTCAGGGAAGCCACTTTGGGTCTCTTAATGAGAGAAATTCAAAAGATCTCTATCCTGATCTTGACGAAGATGAATGGCCAACAGAAATGAGACAACGCACAAGATGGTCTGAAGAAATTCAAGGAATAATGGTAAAATATTACCCCGGTCAAACAGCTGAAGATAAAAAAAACAAGTCAGAATTGATAGATATGTTTTTTAATACAAGGAGCTGGACAAAAGTTTCTGAGCAAACCTCTAGTACTATTTTGAAACAAAAATTCTTTGAGTTGAAAAGCTACCTTGAACCTAAAGATGAAACTATTACAAAATCAGAGAAGATAGATAAAAATCACCTAGATGATTTAATCTCTTTAATCAACAATGATATGCCTCTTTTAGCATATTTGAAATCAAAATACAAAATTAAGGATATTGATGATTGTAATGAAGAACAATATCTCAAAATCAAGGATGAATTGCGCATAATGAAATCTACCTCTGAGGATTCAAATTTTCTCAATAATAAGGTAGCATAGTAAAATGTTATCCTTTATTTTTTGGACGATTGTTGGTGTTTTGGTTTTTCTGAAGATATGTGATTTAGTTAATTCGATAGGAGAATAAGATGAATGTTGAAGACTTGATTGATGAACTTATGAAATGTGATCCAAAGTCTAAAGTTTTTTGTGATATGTATTGTAATGACCCTCGCCTCATGGTTGTTGAAGTCTGTCCAGATAAAAGAGGATCTATGGTTGTGCTTGTAGTAAGAGCTAATTGTGTAAATGAACCTTCTTCTCTTTAGCATCCTTATCGTTCTTATAGTGGGATTGGGAATAATCCTTAAGAAGCTCACGGATATTAAAAACATCCGTGAGTTATCTTCCTACGATATAAAACACATGAAGGAAATAATACAATACCTGGGCCGTATAAATGATTACGAATCTAACAAAGATAAATAATTAATCCTAAAATTTTCTATTGATTTACAATTCCTTGTCTGGTATAAGTCCGACAGAGATTGCGATAGCACTCGTTAATTCTCCAATAAAAAAAAGAAATAGAATATGACAGCAGAAGAATTCTTAGCATTTTTGCGTAAAACAAAGTTTCTAATAGACGATGCTATCCCATGTCAGGGTGAGGTAGGTATCGGAACTTTTTTAACCTATTACGATAAGTATAAGCATATTATTTTTAAAGGTTATACGCAAGAATGCTTAGAATCCAAGAGTTTCAAAGATTACGTCTGGCATATGATGTGTATGACTGTTCGCCTTGATAAAGAAAATAAAGTTGAAGAAATTCCCCTTGAAGCATCAAATGTGGTCGATTTCTATGACTATCAAACCAAAAGAGCTATGAACTTCTAATTTCCCTTTAAATCATCCTACTCCTATGAAACAATATAATTGTGTTCAATTAAAGGAGAGTCTTATGAAAAATTTTGAACTTGTAGAAATGATAAGCAAATACCTAGGAGATTACACGATTCTTATTGATGGTTCTTCTGAATTTGTCATTGAAGAATCAGGTGATGTAGATAATCGGACGCTTAATTTTCTAAAGCGTTAATATGTTAATAGGAATTTGGATCTTGCTCATGATGGGTGTCGCTGTTTACAACGAGACTCATGAAGAGCCATGTGTTAATGTGGAAGGGGAGCAGGGAACGAGGCAGTGACCTCCCTGAGGATTATCTTCATTTTCCTTTGATGTGTGATATAAATCCTTTGCGTCATCTCTAATATATTCTAAAATCTCCTCAATAGTCATTGTATCAAAATTGTCTCTTATTTGATTATCTCCGAAACCGAGGGACTTAGGATAATTAGCCCTTAAAATTTCAATAGCCGCCAAAGTTCTATTGGAAAAAGACCATATATCATGAATAAGTTCGCGTTCAAAGTCAGTCATCTTCATTTTCCATAATGCAGGTTATGCAATTAACAATTTAAAACTACTGCCTTAATTTTACCTCTATAATGGCTTTCATAAAATCTATCTTTTGGTAATTTGACGGGATTAAGCTCAATTATGATATCGAACTAGCAACGTTCTTAGCATCTTCGGCAGCATATTCACTAAAAGTTTTATATTCTCCAAGAGCAGGGGAAAGATATATTGTTCTAATTCCCATATTTTTATGGCCTTCATGTTTTATATCTTGTTTTCTTTTTAATATATCTTCGTCAGCTAATTTCCAATCTGCATAAAGAATTGGATTTATTAATTCGTTCCCAAAATCTATATATGTATAGACAAGATAAACAATTCTATCCTGATTAATCAGATCCTCGACCGTCCTGGGGTTGTTTTCAGTCATTATTTAGATAGCTCCAAAAATTCTTCAATCCACTCTAGGCTCTTTTTGGATGCAAAACTATTATCAGGTGTCATTTTTGGTTTAATCATCATAAACCATCTTTCTATTG